TTCATCTCAAGGTCTAAACCAACTTCACCATCATATTTGAGTTGTTCACGTTCAATAACACTGCTGCCCTTATGCTGCGCTATTTCGCCTATGCTTGCATATACAGGTGTGCTTAATACTAAGGCACTAATCAGACTGCGTAATATCAACATCATGACCATCACCTGAGAATGTAGCATCTACAGTATTATCATATATTCCACTTTGTTTAATATAGTAGTTGCTTCCTCCGCCGGTGATGTCTAATGTTACGCTATGTCCTGCACTGTCTCCATCTCCATCTTGATCTATTTCAACTACTACACCACCTTGACCCGATGTGTATGTAGTTGTAGAATCTGATGATGTTGCTGTGCTTAATGTAGCACTGTTGTCTAATGTTACGTTAACCACAGCACTTGTGCCATCTATATTAGTAATTAAAATATTTCCATCGCCATCAATTGTAAAGTCTACTTGGGCACCGTCAGCATCTGCTGTTTCGCCAATTTTCAGAACAAACTCGTTGCTGTCACCTGTTGTTGTAATATTAAGTGTTACATTTTCACAGTTCACACCTGAAGTAGCATCACAGGTTAAATCAACGGTGTTGCTGCTACCTGTAAACTGCCAAGTACCTGTATAAGTGTTGCCCTTTATCACCGCATCAATTACATTGCTGTCGCCAGTCTGTGTAATGCTGAATGTCATATCATCGCCATCCAGAGTTACATCGGTTGTTGAATCGCCAAACTCGTTATTTTGGCCGTCTTGGGTAATATCCAGATCTAGAGTGTCACCAATTTGTGTGATGTAAATCTCGTTAGCGTATGCTGCACTTGCGAGAACCAATGACAGGATGGCCCCGTATAGTATTGCCCTCATATTTTTCACCTCCGGCCTTTCGCCATACGTATTTATACAGTACCCTTGTTTTATAAATACACTTATATTTAGTGTAAATATTTTTACAGTAAAGTGAGCATATAATGAATATAAATACAGTTATGAAGACACTAGAACAAGGACAAAAAATACACAAAGAACAACAAGCGTTCTGGGATACATTTGAAGAAATGTGGCCTAAAGAAGAAAGACATGTAGAAGAAAAATGCTTACACGATGAAGTAGACGATTTTATAATAGATAAAATTGCGGCAGCATTAAAAGAATGTAATCACAATCGCACACACACTGCTGATAAACTTGGAATTAAAAGAGAAACACTTTTGGCTAAGATGAAGAAGTATTGTCTTCTTTGAACTTCCAAAGATTTTGTTGTTCACCTTGGTAAATCAATTCAATAACTGCTGCCTCTATGGCTGCTCTTACTGCATAGTTTGTTGCTTCATTTACAGTATATCCTGTTTCAATTTCTAGTGCTTCTGTACCAAGATCTAAAAACTTAAATACATTCCCACCTTGTCTAAAACTTGCTATAGATTTTTGTGCAGCGACACTTACTAAAACACGGCCTGTGCTAACACTTACTAAACGCATAGAAACAGTAACAGTATCAACTCTGTATTCAGTTGCAGTTCCTACACCTAAATACATAGCACCGTTGCCGCCTGTTTCTATATTACTATCATATCCAATAATGCCACCTTCCAATAGTATACCTGCAAATTTCATTGCTGCTAATGGAGTAGGATTATCTTTTTCGTAATTCTCTCTAGTATTACGTATTAATTGACGTTCCTTAATAACATGATCCATACCGCCACGCTCTACAACTTCAAACCAACTGCCATTGCCTGCTTGCAGAAGAGCATCTATTACCCATGCTTCTGCACCTTGAGTGACAGCACTGCTTAAATTTGCTACATTATCTGCTGGTTTACGCTGGCCTGTTTTGTCTGTAAATTCATACACACCAATTGTCATTTTAGGTCCATCTATAGATGGTAAGTCATTTAGTTCCTGCACCATTGGATTTTCTTGAATGATAGGGCCTTGTTGTAAACTTTTAGGCAGGTTACCTTTTGCAGCACACCCTGTCAGGATCAAACTCGCTATTAAGATTAAGTACTTCAAAAATTGAATTCTCCTGCGCCTGGTATTGTAATTTCTGTGTAGCCATCTGGGCCATCTACAATAAGTGTGATACTGCCTGTAGTTTCATCTCTTGTCCAAGTGATAGTAGCACCTTCAACTTCTGTAGTTCCAGTGTTTGCACATGCTGGTTGATCTTCATCTCCACATGCCGCAAACATATTGTCTACAAGTTGTTTGGAAAGTGTAGCATATATACGTGATTCTAAGTTACGAATAAATTTATTAAGAACTGTGTTTTCAAGTTCACGTGCAATACGCTCTTCTTCACGTTTTGCTTCATCTTCTCGGTCTTTTTTTCTATTAAAGGTAAGTTGTTCAAGGCTCAACATGTGAGCACTATAACCTTGTCCGCTAAATGCTGGTGATTTGAACTGGTGTACTAAATCTGCACCTGCAATACCAGGTTTAGATAGATACCAGAATGAAAATAATACTAATAAAAAGTAACGCATAACATTACTATTTAGCCTGTGCTGACTTGTATTCCTAGATCACGCATCTGTCTACTTTTAGCATTGTAAACAACACCTTTTGAAGTTTGTTTGACAAAATCATGTAATTGCTCGCCATTGATAATATACTGGTATTGTGATACACCAATAATTAGAATGCCGTCATGACCTGCTGCTGCTTTATAATCATCAAACATGGCTATGTTCCATGCCATTCTAAATTTAGGAGTACCAAATGTAGATTCTATTTCAGGACGCTTGCCGTTAAACCATGCTTGGTTCACTGCTTTTGCGAATTCTTCAGTAGGAAAATCTGCAGGCAGGCCGCCTTCTGTTGGACTTGCTGCAACTACACTTACTGATTTACCTTCGTATGGTGTACCCGCAAGTGCTTGTGTCATTGGAGTAATATCTAATTTATGTCTGTCGTTATAGATACGGCCGCCACCCGATGATAAACTTTTGCCGCCTCCTTTGATTTCAATTTTCTTACCATTAATAATAAGATCACCGCCTTCGTTTTCGCCTACATAACGAATTTTCTGGCTCATAATAGCAAGTGCAGCTTCTGCTGGTCCTGCGTCACTTTTAGAAAAGTTTTGTCTTGTAAGGTTAACAAATAATTTTTCAGGAATACCGTCTGTAACTGCGTCAAGCAAAGGTGCAGGACCTTTCATGCCACCTGCTGGGATCAAGGCATTTATATTAATAAATTCCTCACCTGCGTTCCATCTTTCAACAAAATCTTTTACTTCATTAGTTGTACCTAGATCAGGAATAGTTTTTACAAGATATGCAATTTCTTCTGCACCGATATCAGGGTCTTCGTGTGCTCTGATATAGTTTTCGATACGTGTGCCAATTTGTGGTCCTACAATCAACTTATAAGTTTTATCAAATAAAGGATCGTCTGCACGTTTTTTTGATAGTGCTCTAATAACTCTATCTTTTTTCTGCTGGTCTGTTACTTCTCTTATTTCTCTATAACGCATATTAAAACTCCTGATACAATATTTATCTCACATCAGGGAACAACATGTCCTTGCAAAACTTGTCAACGTCTTCTTCAGGTAAGCCGAGTGATTTCATCACCGCCGGAGTGTGTGGATTTTTACGTTGGTTTTCGCAGTAATGATTTTGAGATGCTATTACTATATCTCTGTTTCCGTTTCCTGTGTAATCACCAATTTCCATCATGTATGCTTCAAGATTGCTCAATGCTTTTTTAATAATAGCATCTGCTTCCTCTTCTGTCTTTACGTTACCTGCTGCTAACATTTTTTCCGTAAAAATAGCCTGCGCCCATTCTGGTAGTTCTCTTTGTTTGCTAGGTATAATATCTTCAACACTCATATAATAACCTTCAATCATAGGATGATTAGGATCACTACTTGGCGAAAAGTCATGGAACGCACCTGTCATCTTAGTCTTACCTGCAATAACATCAAAGCCATAAATTGGTCCGTCATTGTTTAACACAGGAAACACACATACATGCATCATCCAAAGTCCTTTTGAATCTCTTGCATCTACAACATCAATGTGCGCTCGGCGAACAGCATCATTTGCCCAAACACGGTTAATCCAGCCATCTCTATTGAAATATTCTAGTCCATCTTCTTGTATTTCTTTTGCGTTCTTATCAAATATTTCAATAATCTTATTTTGACAATCTATTAATTTATCCCAAATCATGCTCATTGATCTAACTCCTCAAATAGTTGCATAGCAAATTCAAAGCATCTATTTGCTTCATCTGCCATACCGTCGTGTAACCGTTCTCTTACTGTTTCTTTTAATTTGTCTACATTTGCAAATTGGTACATGTATCCAGATCCAGGGTTACGTTTTTTAATCATTTGTCCACCGTACATGTCGCCAAAATGTCTAACATAGATATGTGCTAAAACTTCGTCTTGTTCAGTCATACTCATAACATACTGAGTATAGTCAGCAATCACAGGACATAATAAACTGGCATCTCTTGTTATATTATATTCTTCTTCTAGTTCTTCCATATCGGCTCTAATATTTGCTGCTCTTGCAATACCTTCTATGCCTTCGAGAACATTTAATTCGTTTGCCTTAGTTTCTAAAACAGAGTATAGACAAAATTGATTGTAGATATATTTGTAATATTCTTCAGGAGACATGCCCGTCAATAATTTGCGGGCATGTTGTGTGCGTTCTGCTTTTTGATGGTTTTCCCATGTTAGTTCTTTTAGTTTAGACAAAGTTTTTCCTTTAATAAAAAAGTAATTATCATAACTTTACTTTAGAATTTCTCTATTATGAATCTATTTCTTCTACTCTAACTCTTAAAGGAAATCCATTTTCTCTAGAAACACCTGTTGCTTCTAATGCTTTTTGTTCAGCAATCTCAAAACTATAAATTCCTACAATGCCTGAACCTTCTTCGTGTATTTGCATTGTAATATTGTGTGCTTGATCTTCTGAGTGTTTAAAAACTTCAACAAGCAAACTTACAACAAAGTCCATAGGAGTCTGTTCATCATTTAGAAATACAACTTTGTATTGACCAGGTTCTTTATATTCGATTGTTATTTTTTCATCAATTTTAATATCTTCTAAAATATTAGTCATCATATCTCCTAAATGGGGGGATGTCACTCCCCCCTAGACTTTTAGCCTTCGATTGTTTCGTGTACAGCACCATTGTAGTCTGTAATTTTAATTTTCTTTGGTTTTTGTGCTTCTGGTACTTCACGTACTAGATGAATATTTAACATTCCTAGTTCTAGAGTAGCATTAGCAACTTCTACATGCTCTGCAAGTGTAAACTGTCTGCGGAAGTTACGTCCGCCGATTCCTTTATGAAGATAGTTTACTTCTTCATCACCTTTTGGAGCAGTACCTTCTACAGTCATTACATTCTTTTCTACTGTAATATCTAGGTTGTCCATACCAAATCCTGCGACTGCAATACTAATCATATATTCGTCTTCGTTGATTTGTGCAATGTTGTAAGGTGGATACCCGTTTGATTTGCTGTTTGCAAAATCTCGTGTCATTTCATTAAAGATTCTATCAAATCCAATAGTTGCACGATGTAGATGGGGTAAGTCTAGTGTTGTTAATCTTGTCATTTCATTTCTCCTTATTAAGCAAGATATGTGATGTGCCCTTTTCGGCGCACAACTTATTTATACATTATTAATTAATTTTTGTCAAGTCCGATTCCATAATTTTATTATAGATTTTCCTCTTTGACTTCCTGCAAAAGTTAATATTGTAGGTATTTTTCGCACTGCATGGGTTTCGAATAATTCTGCCCACCAATCTGCTGATTGTATAGTACAGTGTGCATTTTCTCCGTTAGGTAAAAACTTTTTTGCAAGTCCACAATCAATAAAATGAAAGTTTGCTTTTCTAGATTTTTGTGTGCAGTATCTAATAATTTTTGGTAATATATGTTCAGGTATATGTTCCAAACAATCAGTACTCATTATCATGTCATGATGTTTTAAAGGTAAAGTTGAATATCTAGGCACTGCTGGATCATAATAGGTAGGTTTTAATTTTCCCCATGGTCTTACTATCATAGGACGCCAGTGCTTTGCTTTGCCACATCCAAAGTCTAATAGAGTTTTACAACCTGTTTGATCAAAAAGTTTCTTTGCAATGATCCACTCGTCAGTTTTTGGTCTTCCATCATACCAGCCTTCATTGTGCATGATTTTATACTGCTTGTTATATTTTTTATCTATCATTAAGCATTTAATTACCAATAGTTGATTTTTCGTATACTGAGTTGTGTGTTTGTGTACAACGTATGAAAGTTGCACATTTGCTGAGTTGCTTGAGTTTCATTGCACCTGTATAGGTACAAGCACTGCGTACACCTCCTAAAATATCTTGTATGGTATTAGCAACAGATCCTCTGTAAGGTACAAGCACTGTGCGTCCTTCAGAAGATCGATAGTCTTTCAAACCATCAAAATGTTTATCGTTTGCACTTTTTGAACTCATGCCATAAAATTGTACAAATTTCTTCTTTTCAAAAACAGGCTGCATCGGAGGATCAAATTCTCCTTTTTCAATTGCTTCAAGTGCCCGTTGTCTTTCTTCTTCAGGCATTCCTTCTGGAAAAGGCTGCATCTTTGCTTCCATGGTTTGATATGTTTTAGTGATTACTTCGCCACCGCCTTCATCGTGTCCGGCAAGCATACCACCTAGCATTACAAAGTCTGCACCAGCAGCAAAGGCTTTAGCAACATCACCAGGACAAGTACAACCACCATCAGCAATGATATGGCCACCCAATCCGTGTGCTGCGTCTGCACATTCGATAACCGCACTAAGTTGCGGATATCCCACTCCAGTCTGTATCCTAGTAGTGCATACGCTACCAGGACCAATACCAACTTTAACAATATCAGCGCCAGCAAGAATCAATTCCTCCGTCATTTCTCTAGTAACTACATTTCCAGCAATAATAACTAGGTCTGGAAACTCTTTTCTCACTTTACGAACATGGGCTGCGAAATGATCGCTATATCCATTTGCGATATCCATGCAAACATATTTTAATTTATGATCGCAGTCTTTTTTTACTTTGTACAATTTATTGTAATCACTATCACTTGTACCTATACTCATTGCTACAAATTCTGTACGTTCCATAGGACCATTAAAATATTCAATAAGTTCATCTGCACTGTAAGTTTTTACAAGACAAGTAAAGATTTCACCTTCTGCAAGTTTGTCAGCCATTGCAAATGTACCAACACCGTCCATGTTTGCAGCCATAATAGGAATACCAATAAAATGATATTCATCTGGGGTAGGCTCAGCAATGTTATGATCGTAATTTCTAAATTGGAATTTACGATTTAGTTTAACTTGACTACGACTAACCAATGTACTGCGCTTAGGACGAATTAGTACATCTTTGTAGTCTAATTTTAAATCTTCTTCCAAACGCATTTATCAATAACCCATTTCTGCTTTACGTTTTAGTTCGTTTTTCTTAAAGCGTCTAATGGCTGCTTCTTTTGCTTTACGGCGTTTAGTGCCTTTTGATTCGTAAAATTCACGCTTACGAAGTTCTTGCAATAAACCGTCTTCTGCAACTTTTTTCTTAAATTTACGAAGTGCTTTATTAACATCGTTGTTGTGTACTTCTACATATAATCCGCTGAACTCAAAGTCGTTGCGGCGTCTCATTTTATTATTCATTAATTACTCCATTTTTTATATGATAATATCAGTTAGAAACTTTGTCAAGTAAATTTTGTTCAAACCATGTAAGGTCATAAAATCTGTTTTTACTAAGATGATGAAATCCTACTCTATCTTCTTGTAGTGTATAATATGTATTTGGCTGTGCAACCAAGTGTGATACAAAATTAGTAGTTAATAGATCTAAATTATCAATATCAACTATTGATATGTCTACCATTTTGCATAGTCTTAAAAACCAAGCAGGTTCTTCTTCTACGCCAGTATAAAGATACACGTTTACAGGTATATCAATACGTCTTAAAATGTCCTGTAAATCTGTACGCAGATTTTGGCTTGGACAAAGCAAAAGAATACTATAACAGTCGTTAGCAATAATATCTGGTGCAGTAATAATAGTTACGTCACTCATTATCTTTTATACGCTGCCAAATTGAATTTTCATTTTGTTCCTCATTTTGATTGTAAGATTGTTCCCAAGGAAGTGTGTCAATCTTACCTTTTATATATTGGTCTTTCCAAAACTTAATTGTCTGATCTGGATGAAGTCTTTTCCATTCTTGTTTGCTAGTTTGATAACTTAAATCAGTTTCTAGTAAGGCTAGTCTTTCAGTCCTTTTTTTTTGAATTACTTCTTCAGTGTCTTGCGTATAATCTTGGATTTGTTCATCCAATCCCTCGGTAGAGTTTCCTCCATCATTTCCGGTTCTAGACTGGGTATTATCTCCCTCATCCTCTCCACTGTCAACGTTGATGTCGTTTGCTTCACTGGTTCCGGTGTTTTCGGCTGATTGAACATCGCTTCGTTCTTCCTTGTCCTCTCCGGATCGTGTATGTTCATCATGCTGAGTATCATTGCTTTGATTATCAACTTTAAATCCTGTATTGGCTACAATGCGCTCTGCCCTAGCACGATCATAGTCTTCCCAATATTGCTTATCGATTGGTTTTGGTTTCCTATGGAATTCAAATGTATATTGGCTTGCGATTAGCAATAGAACAGCAAGCGGATCAAATACAAATATAATTGTAATGATTACCCAACGCACTGCTTCTTCTAGTACATCTCTGTCTGCGTCCTCATAGATAAATTCTGCAATATATTTGATTGGACCTACTTCTGCTTCCAGCTTTCTATATTCTGCTTCGATAGCATATTTTTGTTCGGTCATTTCATCAATTAATACATTTGCATCTCTGATACGCTGTGTCTGTTCGTCGATTATAGCGTCTACATCTGCGCCGCCGTCGACTCTAATTCTGTCTCTTAACCTCTGTATTAAATCATTACTTGCAGCAATTTGTGCATCTGCGCTTTCACGTAATTGTTTAATAGAATCTCGTGCTGCATTAATACGAGGATCATCTGCTTGACGCAAGGCAGTGATTTGTTCTTGTGCTGTTTGCCTTGCGCTCCTATTAGCAGGAATATCTGTGTTTAAAACTGTATCAATTTTGTTCTGTATACTTTGTTTAGCAGTTTTACTATCTTCGATTGCACTAGATCTTATGCTGTCAATAGCATCTAGTAAATTTTGCTTTCTAGTGTTAATGTTGTCAGTCTGTGTACCACGCAAGTCTTTCACTAGTTCTGTCAAACGGGTTCTTTCGTTATCTAGTGTTTGAGTTGCTTGTGTTCTTAAATCTGTTTCTTGTGCTTGTAGTTGAGAAATACGTTCCTGTTGTGCTTCCACCCAAGACTGTAATGCTCTACGTGTATTACTACCAAACAATCCATCGCTTGTTACACCTATAGTCGCTTGACCTTCCTGTATCTTAGCACGTTCTGTACTTTGCAACTTGTTTGTTGTTACAACAATTGATTCTTCAATTGCAGCAATTCTAGTTTTTAAACTTTCTATAGCACTTGTGTCTATTTCTAAATTAGAAATACGCTGTTCATACTCGTTTGCTTGCGCATTAATTCTTTCTAAATCAGCATCTAATTGTGCAATTTGTTCATTGTATGGTTGAACTTGTTCTTCAATACTTGCAACACTAGTGCCGTCTAATTCCCTACGTAGGTCTAAAACTACGCTATTTAATCTTGTAAGTTCATTATCTAAACTTTTAATTTCGTCATCATAGACTGCAACCCTGTCTTCTAACACTGACAATTGTGTTTGTATAATTGCATTTTGTTCATCGATAGCAGGTTGAATTCTTTGATATGCACTGTCTATGCGCTCTTGTTCTTTGTCAATTTGTGATTGTATATCGTCATTCAAATTGCCTGTGCTTGATTCTGCTTTTTGTATTTTTTCTTCCGCACGAACGATTATAGATTCTTGTCTAGCAATTTCAGTTTCTAGTCTTTCTACTTGTTCTACACTTTCAATGCTTGCACTTGTTTGTTCAATGTGCGCTTTTGACAAGAAGCCAAAAATGCCCATGCTAGTAATAAACATAAGAACAACAACTGATAGAGCAAGATAGGTTCTAAGCCACCACTTGGCTCTTCCCCAGTAGCGATGTAGCCAAACTGCTGTAACAAGTTTACCAATTTCTAATGCACCGCCCATAATCATTATAGGTAAAGCGGCAGCCGCAAATATTGCGACTAGCCCTGCGATACTATAATAAATTGCTACTGCTGAAATTGTTAATGCAGTAAAAAATACTAAAAAACCTAATACCATTTATTCCCACCTATAAAAAATATGCACACCAATCCTTCCTACTAACTGTAAATCCTTTGCCCATCTTGGCTCTACGTAGTTGGCATGATAATGAGTAGCACCTTCGGTAATACCTCTGTGTTTTCTATCCCATACCATAAACCATGCAATCTGTTGAGCATCTATCCATGCATCAGTGTCTTGTGGACGATCTGATTTTCCATCACAATACCAACTAAATTGGCATTGATTGCGTTTCATACTTCCGTCTGGATGTTTGTTTCCTTGCTTGACGACTTCGCAAATACTATCTGGATATCGTGTATCTTCTACACGATTTATTACCACGTCTGCAACGGCTACTCGGTCTGCGTAATTACTTCCCCTTGTTTCATAATATATATTTAGTGCGAGACAATACACCTGCGGATGTGTTTTCTCGCTGTATAACTCTGTCTTTTTTGTTGTTGCGTGTACACTTGTTGTAAGCATAATCGCAATTAAGCCTAAGATTATTCTTTTCATTTCTGCCTCGTTTATATATTTAAGTGGTTTTTTGCATGTTTTTTATGCGTAGATTAGTTTCTACGCATTTGTGCTATATCTTTAGCATCATCTTTCTTATCTGCAAACACAGGAACCATATTGCTCTTATGCATTGTTGCAACACCTAACAATGTACGCTCGCCTGAATATACATTGCGTTCTTTTTGTGGTGCATGACCGTCAATACGATCACTAGTTGGAACTGTGTTAGCACTGCGATTACTATAGTCTGGCATTTCGTAACGATAGTCTGAACCTTTGCCAGTATAGCCCATAGACGCAAGCCATGTTTCATGCTCTGCTTGCGCACGTTGTAGTCTTTTGTTGTTAGATTTTTTCTGCTTACGATTGTACTTGGTTGTGGTCATATATGGACCTACAAGATGCATCGACATAATAAACTCCTAGTTGTGTTACTACTAGTTTAATATAGCATCTTAAAATTATTTGTCAACCTCTTTAAATCTTACTAATACACTATTCCTATCATAACCTCTCTGCGCAACACTATGATAGGAATCTTCAGTATTTTCAAATACAGTACAACTATTGTTTATTAAAGGTAATTCTATAAATGGTTTTCTGTCAACACCATGCAAAATAGTGCCTCCATCAGGACGGTCTGCTACGCTAAAAAAATATTGAAATGTAAAACTCCGTCCTTTATCATCCCATACATCTCTATGTACTCGCTGAAGTTTCATCCAAGGTCTGTCCCTTTTAAATGAAGGGCCTTGATTTTCTAATTTCATTAGTGTTTTTGATCTAAATTTTTCCTGTAATATTGGCGCAAGATCTAAAGCAAAAAAATCAAACAAGTCTCCTTGCGACATACCTTGCCACATACTTTCTTGGTTGTAATTACGCTTTGTCATTTTGTCTTTTTTATATTCCGACTTTATAAGTTTTTGGAATTCTAAAGGAAACAGATCCTTAACTACAAAATGAAGGAAAGGATCTGTTTTAAAAGGTTCTTGTAAAATTTTTTCTCTTACATCAACTATCAAGAACTACAACACCCTCACGTAAAAGCTTTTCTCTGTTGGCCATGTGTTTCATTTGAATTTCTTCTTTGCTACCGCCAAAGTATGCTACAGCATGTCCCTCTTCAATAAGTATGTCAGTGGCTCTACGTACTTCGCCTTCCCACTCTTCGACAAGAAAGTCTCCCAAAATTCGTCCGAACTTACCTTTTTTATCTTCTCCGCTTTTATCAATCTCTGTTTTGAGAACTTGAATAGATCCAATAGGCAATAATTCTTTTAATCTATTTTTACTTGCAAGACCAAAAGCCTTTTCAGTTTCATCTCTTGTTCTAGATTCCGGAGTGTCGATACCCATCATTCGTACTCTTTCTTTGTGCAGCCAAACACCAAACCCTAAATCTATATCTATGTCAACAGTATCTCCGTCAACTACCCTTAAAATTTTACATTTATATTCATACATTTTTTTGTATTCCCTCTCTAAGCAGCCTTGCCTTGGCCTCTACTTGGCTTGTATGAACGTTTTTTATCTTTATTCATACTACTCAGTTTAATTGAACTTTTGGTTTTACCAATACTTGTTTTCTTTTTATATTTTTCTGGTTTCCATACTGCACCAGTTGTACCTTTAGCCATTGCCCTCTCCCCATTCATCCATAATAAATTCTCCAAATGCCTGTCCAAATATCCACATCAGAACCAGCAAATGGGCTGCAATATATATTAACACTGGTATCACAACAAAACTCACCCAACGTGGCTTTTTTTCTAACCAATGTAATAACTGCTTGATCCTGTTCTTAACACCATCCATCAAATACTTGCCTACTACATAACGTATTACTCGCATTACAATAAGAATAGGTGAACTCAAAACGTCAAACAGTATTAAAAACAAATCAACAGAGACATCTACTATTGAATCTATGTTTAATTTTTTCTTAATACGTTGCCACATCAGCCAGATGAGAACATATTAATTAGTTCTGGACCAAAGTTTCCTGCTGCCCAACCTAGTGCTACAATAGCAACAACACCCATGACTAACCATTTCATTTTAAAATCGTCTACGTCCATGCGTAATGCTACAAGTTCATTTCCAAGGATTCGAACACTTACTTCGAGCTTTCCTTTGTCGTCTACCTCTGACATAATAATGACTCCCTCTTAATATATGTGTATTTATTGTTATATTCACAAAAAAAGAGCCCAGAGGCTCTTTCTTTTATTTTATGTTCTATAAATTAGAAACTAAAACTTACGCCAACTGTTGGAGTAAAGTCTTCTGTGTCTACATTATAGTTTGCACCTGCTGATAGTTCAGCACCGCCAATACCATAAACATACTCACCACCAATGTTTTGTAGTGTGTCATCTTGATCACCATTAATGTATGCTGTTAGACCCATTGCTTTTGTAACACCTTCAAATGCAAACTTTTCTGCGTCTACATCATATGTTACTGTGCCGCCTAACGAAGCAACACCTAGATCAAGACCAGAGGCTGATGCACCTACCACAGTGTTTTCACTGTCAAGGTTGTAGTCGCCTGCAACTGTTAAAGCAAATGCACTTGTGTTGATTGTGTAAGCACCTTGGATGTTTGAGATGTCTGTGATGTCTGCTGTCCAGTCTGTGAAACCAACTGCTACTGCTGCTGCACCTACAGTCAGTTTAACTGATTCTGCCATTGCTGGTGCTGCTAGTGTTTGCTCACCTTCTGCTCCAACAAATACACCATTGTCATCGCCAATAGCGACTCCGATAGCATTTACAGTTGTGCCAACTGTCCAGTTATCAAGAGTAAGTGCACCACCGTCTGTTGCACTCATGTCTAGATCAACAGTTGCTAGACCTGATACGTCTACACCTAAGTCCAAACCCATTGCACCACCCCATTTATCTGTTGTAGCGTTTTGTGTGAACTTTAGTTCCACTTCACCTGATAGTACCGGGCCTGGTACTGCTGGTGTTTCAGCGTATGCCGCGCCTGCGAACATAACTGCTGCTATAATACTAAATACTTTGCGCATAATATTTCCTTTTTGTTGTGTGTAAAAATAGTGGGCAAGAAGTAGTTGTTCTTGCCCACGTTTTATTTATATAAACTCCATGCTGCAACTGCACAATTATTAAACCAATAGTTACAATTGTTGCAAATATACAACATTATCCTCCTACATAAATTCCTTTGCTTGGCTTATACCAAACTTTTTGATGGTGTATACGTCCTAATAGTTCTTGTATCTCATGCATCTCATTTTTGAGTTGCTCGGATGTTTCTCCTTGGGCAATAGCAAGACCTCTACGACCTGCTTTTGCTCTAAGGGCATGTTCAATTATTTCAATATCACGAACAGTCAATTCAAACTTTAGATTCGGTTTCATTTAATACTTCTTTCGTTATTTTATTAGCCGGCATACAAGCAACATTTACTATTGTATCGTTGAATCCTGCAACATTGATAACTTCTATTGCAAGTCTATCGCTGTTAGCAGGATCGTTGATATATGCTTTACATTGGTTTTGTGTGTCAAATTGTAAACTTTTGATTGCAAATGGATCTGCTTCCAACATTGCAAATACGATTAACCACTTCATTTTTTAACATTCAAATTCATTGGAGAATATTGTTCTCCGTTATACCCGCTACCAGTGCCGTCTACGCCTGAGTTGCAAGCAAATACAACAACACATAAAAAGAAAGCACTCCACAGTGTGGCACGTTTACTCCAAAGGATGAATCCATCCATTGCTTCTTCTGCTTGTTTTTGTGCTGCTGCTCTTACATCATCACTCATTGACATAGATCCTCATACTTGGTAGTATGGGCTCTGTGTAATACACCGTTTGGCAGTTTTTCAGTGGTGAATAGTTTTAGAAAATATTTTAGCATCTGTGTCTCCTGTGTGTATATAATATATAGCAGGTCAACTGTGTAAAGTCAACCTTACTTGGGTGTGTAAAATTGTAGCAGTTATTCAATATTACGAACTTGCCTTCCGCTATGACACATTTTTATACATAGCGGAGGAGGATTATCACTATTCCATGCTTTTTCACAACAATGATTTTGATAGTAATCATGATTTACTATATCATATAAATCATAGTAATTTAAATTATTCCAATTAGGATCTTGCTCGAAAGCCTTGGTCAGTGCTTTATCAGACATTAAAGTGTTATCTGTAGGATGTGCATAACTTTCTACTAGGTAATGACAACAAGGCCATACTTTCCCATCAATGTTAATTTCCCAATCCCGTTCTATTGCATCATCAAATTCGTTATAACTCATACAATCTATATTATACATAGCCATATTCCTCTAATAATGATGTTGCTTCGTCTATAATTAATTTATCACACAAACCTTCGGCAGGATTATCTGTCCTGGTAATTTTAAATACTAGTTGCCTTTTTTCAAGCTTTAGTCCTTTAGCAATGCTGACTACTTCTGGTATTGTTTTGTAGTTCCAATTAAAAAGAATATAATGCCATTCTATTCTGCCGCCGTTTTCATGAAATGCAATCATGTTATCCCATGCTTGTTGGAACTTTACACCTTTTCTGTATTTCCAATTCATTTCATGATCTATTCCATCAATGCCAAATGCAATGGTTAGTTTTCTATTCTTTTTTGCCTGCGCTGCATACCAGTTCGGTCGACGTATCCCCCCGTTTGTATTAATTAGAACACCATTTACTATATTATAGTCAAAAGCAATATCCAAAATTTCGTCTATACAAGGATGCATCATAGGATCACCTAACTCTCCGCATAGTTGTAATTGGCCAAACTTTTGCCATTTAGTGTAGCCACTATCTAAAAATTTTTTAAAGTTAGATGGGTCCATGTGAAATTGATTTTTTTTAATCCAATTAGAAGGAGTACCGTCTTCGTTATTTCTTTGACACCCTGCACAGAAGGCTTGACAATAACTTGAAATAGTTATATCAAAAGAGTTAATTTGTTTTTTTACCATTAAGCCTACTATATGTTATGCCACTTTCTGTTGCTAGGCTGTGGCCGCCCCCTTAATTATGCTGCTAGAGCGTAACCAGAAGGTGCAAAGTTTGAATTTGCATCTAGTTTTTTTGACCAATAACGCAGTCATCCGGTTAACTCCACTTCACTTTCACACCTGTCGATCCCATGTCAGGCCCATCATAAACGCACTTTCTTGGCTCGGTCAGGAGTTGTGTGCTGCACCACACCTATTATGCAGATAGGCGAAATGCGTTTATGGTGGACCTGCCCGGAATTGAACCGGGGTCCAGTATGTGTCCACGTTGCTTCAACGCTAACAGTTTATTTATAAAGTCTATATTTTATAGTGTCAACCACTCTTTTACTTAAAACAATTTCGTAATGGTTTCTATCAATTGTTGTGTATTCTACATCGCCTCTGCAAGTCATTGAATGTCGTGTAACAATACCATCATTCTTTCCTGATAACCAAGGAACATCACCTGTTGTAGTAACAATTTGTAACCAAGGAACTTTTATTGAAAGTTTTCTACTGCCTTTTATAAACGCACTATGTGGCGTAATGTCTCTAAATAATTGGTATCCTGGATTAAGTAAACCTCCCCAAGTTGCTATCTCGCTACCATTAAACGGTGTAGCAAGGCTAACTACACCTTTGATGTCAAATAAATTTTGTAAGTACGTTGCATATACTCCGCCTAAACTATGTGCAATGATACTAAAAGGCCCCTTGTTTTCCTTTAGGATTTCTTTCATTTCATCTAGATTTTCTTCAGCAGTTGTTTCTTTATCATAATTCAGAAAAATAGGATCTTTTGCTTTTATTTCTTTTTGAATATAAGCAAAACTTCTTTCGCTTGCTGTAGCGCCATGTATGAAAATTGTTTTCATATATTATTTATAGTGGGTTTTTGCAAACCATTATTATCAGTGTGCGTCTTTGCTCTATACAATCAATAGCATCAAAGTCATGCCAAGTTTGCTCACCTCTAAAGAATGCTGTGCCACCGTTTTGTATATAAGGGTTTTGATGAGAAAACTCTGTTTTATTTTTATAGATTTTTGTACCTGTGCCTGTGTCTGCTAAACCTAAAACAAAAGTAAAAATCTTTTTAGGATTGTCTGTATGTACTTTATTGTACTGCCAGTCTATATCAATATTATCAAATTGTAATTCTAAGTAGTGTCTAGAAAAATCATACTTCAATATATCAGACAAATCTAGCATAGGTTCTTCTAGCAAATCATGCCATTTACCTTCCTTAAAAGGATGCATTGTACGTGAATCATAACGTGGTAAGTTTTTACTATATTCGTTAAACTCTTTAAACACATCTTGAGGAAGAAAATCATGTATTAGATATTGTTTCCAAGGGTGTTCTATTTTCTCAACTATCATACAAGAACACTTTCATCTCGCCATTGATCATTTACATAATTTACAATAACACTGATCCTATCATCTTGTAAAGGTTCTAGTTTGTGAGGTTCATTCCCTGTGTTTACAAAAAACCATCCACTACCTCTTTTGGCTCTTGTTTTTATATTGTTGAAAGTTGTGCTTGTTTCTTGGTAATCTAGATATAATTGCAATGAAAAAGTTTTGGCATCATCGTCACAATGATCTTCTAACCAACTACCTTTAAGATCTTTACAAAGTTCAATTCTCAATCTATCAGTTGTGTAATCTTTACCTACAGTTTCGCCAAACATTCTTCTTGTTTCGTACGAATCAAAAAACTCAATTAAGTCCCAAAAACAAGGATGTTCATAGTGATGCATCCAATGCCTAACATTTTTATCTGTTCGTTTACCATTCAATGATCCCCAGGAAAGCACTTCAGACTCGTTTATAATGCATCTTATAAGTTCATCGCTTATAAGTTTTTCAAACTGCCAAATTGTGTAACCTACATTAACTGTGTTTAATATCAATTACCACTCTCCATTCTGTTCTAAATTTTTGGTATACCAATTGATTATCGACATAGACTCTGCCTTTAACAATCTTAAATTCTTTTGGAGGATTGTATAGTGTAGGATCGGCTAGTTCTTGCGGCCAATCTTCTATTACCTCTTGAATATAACAAAGTCTATCTTTTGTTACCTTTTGTATTCCCCGCGGACAATTTTCAGCAAGGTTATCATAACTTACATAGTTTAAATTTTTGATGCTAAATTCATGATCCTTAGGATCGCAAAATTTCATATGTGGAAAACGCTGCTGAATGTCTCCTTTGTAGTCTGTAAAAATAGCATACACAGGATAAGGATATACTCTTTGAAAATATAATCTAGTGTTACCAGGATGACACGCAACTTTTTTGCCAAAGTAAACAACACACATTGGGTGTTTAATCCTTCCACCTTCGGCAATATCTTTTCCTATCACTGAAATTGCGTTTGTTTTTTCAAGTAAGTCAGCATTTGCTCTAGGATGGTTAGACAGAAATTTTGGTCCACAACGTTTTGTCATATCACTTACCATTTCTTCTATGTCATCTGAAATGCCGCTGTATGGTTTATTTCTAACAAGCCCTACATCTTCAAGTGTGGATTTTGCTACATAGGTTTTTGTGCCACAGAATCTATCAAAGTCTGCAAGTAGTTCTACTAGTTGGTCATATGATTTTAATTTTATGTGTTGATTTATAGGGCTCATACTAACTATATTACTACGTAAGCAATTGATTGTCAAGAATTATTTTACTGATTGTCAAGAATTATTTTACGTGTTCATTCGACGTGACTCTGGACCGTTATGTCTAACACTTGCTGTAGACTCATTCCTTGGTATTGAGGATTTAATCTTACAACTGCTCCTGCTTCGTCATCTTGATCTCTTTTATGTAAACCAAAATAAATTGTTAAATCATCTTCGTCAATATCTTCTTGTCTTTTATTTGCTGCCCAAAGTGCTGACATTAAAAGTAACGATACTGTCAAAGGTTTATCTTCTATTTTTCGTTTGGTAATATACTCAATAGTGTTACGTCTAACTTGAGTATAATAGTTGGCTCTTGCTGCCAAATCGTTAAGGTATTTTACGTTTTCTCTATCCATTTTTTACCAGCGGAGAATCAGGATGGAACCAGTACAGAAGACTACCGCCAGCTTCTAATTGTTTTAATAGATCATCAGTTCTATAGAATGTAGGAGTGTGTCCATGCATGTGTACTTCCCAATTGTCACTACCGCCTTCGTTAAACACATAACCAGGCTTAGATCTTTTGAACTGGATAAATTTATAATCTAAAGTTTCCCCATCATATTCTGTAGGGTGTACATTATACTCTGCTAATAAGTGCAATCTTAAATCTTCTACGGTATCCATTTATATCTCCTACATGTATTTATTACATTTCCATTTTCTTATCTTGGATTTGTTTACGTCTTTGAGGTATAAGAGCCTTTAATTCATTGAGTGCCTGTCGTGCTCTTACAGCACTAACCTTAACACCTTCTTGTTCAAATTTTTCTGATTCTCTAATATAGGTTGTGAATAGGGCTTTTAGTTCATCATGTAAGTCAGTCATTAATCACCAATTATTACTGTTGATTGAGTAGAAGAGTTTATTTTATTTGCATCACATGCATCATTTACTCTTGCTGCTAATGCTGCTTCAATGTATACACTACCACTACTTCCTGCTATTGAAGCAGTATGTGGAACACAGGTTATTCCTGAGGTAATTTCATGTGATACAGTATTATCGCCTAAACGACATGCTAGAATACCCTCAACATAAACAGTCGACTGGCCAGGACTTGCTAGTGTAGTTGTACCATCACAACCGTGTCCTGTCAAAACACCATCACCTGCTCTTGCTGAAAGGTTATCTGCCATTATACCATTTGTACTCCGGTTGTACTTGTAATATACTGCTTGGCCATTTCTGTGTCAGTTTTAGCAACAAACAGAATACTATGTTTATTTAACCTAATATCTGCACCTTGAGGTACAGTGAAAGCATATGGACCTAAGCCGATACCTTGTTGTGTTGCCATTAGAGCAAGTGGTTTTTGAATTGTAAGTGTTGTATCATTTTCTTCTACAAAACGACCTACAATTTCATCACCACTAGTAATTTTTACAGTAATGGTGTCGTGTTTTTTATATGGTGCTTCAATTAACATTATAATGTGTATCCTGTTCCGTTATAGCCTGTATCTTCGATATATTTTACAAATTGCTCGTAGCCTCCTACTTTAAGACCGTTTACAACAATCTGTGGAAATGTACGTGCTTCTGGAAACTCTGTTAGCACTTCGTCTCTGTCAAAGTCTTTTCCCAGTTCTCTGTATTTAAATGGATAGTTATATTTCTCGCATAATGCTTTTGCTTTTGTGCATGACGGACATGCTGGTTTACCCCAAATGTATATCATAGTGAAAATCCTTTGAATGTATCTTCTGTTACGTCTTGTTTTGTACCACCGTTGATGTAACTGGTGATTTCTGTTTCTTGTGGAGCCACTTGTACGTCTGCACCACTAATCCATTTTTGTGTCCAAGGTAACGGATTTGTTTTGATTGTGTAAGGTGACTTTAATGCAACGTTTGTCATTCTGCGTGTGCAAATAAATTCAATGTAGTCACTTAGTAGTTGTGTGTTAAGTCCGATCATCGAACCATCTTTAAACAAATACTCTGCCCATGCTTTTTCTTGATCAACTGCATCTACAAACATCTGAACGCATTCTTGTTCTGTTTCTTCTGCAATTTTAGCAAAGTCAGGATCATCTTTCTTAAGAAGTTTTAGCAACATCTGTGTTGATGCAAGATGTAGGTTTTCATCACGAGCAATTAGTTTGATAATCTTCGCATTACCTTCCATCTTCTTAAGTTCTGCAAACGCCCATGAGCAAGCAAACGAAACATAAAAACGGACGCCTTCCAAAATGTTGACACTCATTAAGGTAAGCCAAAGCAGTTTTTTCATTTCATACAAATCAACTTTTACTTTTTTACCATTGACAGTATGTGTGCCTTCACCTAGTAGATTGTAATAGCCTGACAGGTTAATCAATTGATCATAGTATTTTGAAATGTCACCTGCACAGTCTACAATTTCTTCAATGTTCATTAGTTCATCAAAAATTTTACTCGGGTTGCTGTAAACATTGCGGATGATATGTGTATAAGAACGTGAGTGAATAGTTTCTGAAAACGTCCATGTCATAATCCAATTTTCTAATTCAGGCAAAGAAACGATAGAACCAAATGCTTCTGCTGGTGCACGACCTTGTACTGAATCTAATAGAATTTGACGTTTTAGGTTTGACGTAAAGATATGCTGTTCAAAGTCTGTTAAGCCTTTAAAGTCTTTTGCATCTTTATAGATATCAACTTCTTCCGGGCGCCAAAAGAAGCCCAGTTGTTTATCAGTCAATTGATCAAACTGTTTATATTTCAGTGTGTCATATCGCTGAATTGTCGGGCCGCCTGTAGGATCTAAAAATGCTAGAACCTGTGTATGGTCGGCACGGTTAGTTGTGTCAAAAACGCTCATGTGTGTCTATCCTTTTTTATTATTATAATGATTTTAGGCTATTTGTCAACCTATACTTTAATTATCTCTAAAGGTTTGGATTGTTTCAGGAGAGAGTAAAATTTTTTCTTATGAACTGGGTGTTGCCTTGGATTTAATCTTTTATTGGGATGTCCTATCCCAATTGCCATCATAGGATCGAATTTTTTATTAGTATATCCATATAATAAATCTGCTAATGCATTTTGATCTAAACATATACAGTTACCTGTTCTTAGACCAATTCTATTTGCTTCAAAGTTTATAATACCTGTAATTGTTCCTATAGCGATGTTTTTGAATTGTTCATATTCTTCTTCATCATCCCAATACTTGTGCATATCTGTAGGAGTATTTTGGCATAGGATTGCAACACATGGAGCATCTACTTGAGGATTACCTAAAAATACTGCTTTGGGATCAGTTTGTTCTTTAAAAAACTCATTATACTCTCTTACATGTCTTTGTTCATCAGGGTGACCTGATAGGCTATAAATATTTTTTATTAAATCTTTATTTTTAGTAAAGATCACTTTTACAAAATTATAGCCATCTTTCATGTTTGCCCATTTTATACACTCTGCAAGATAATCTATAAGATGATCTGAAACTTCAGCATCATCGAAATTACGATGACAGATTTTCATATGTCTAATGTTTTCTAAATCACGCATGTCTCACAGTACTCGTCTTCTTCAACTAAAGTATAACCATTTGCATCTGGCTCTTCTTGTTCCACAACAAGTTTTGAAATATCTAACTCTCCCTGCCCATCGTTTGTATTAAAGTAGTAGAGTTGTTTGCCTCCATACTTGTAAAACATAAGCAGGTGTTGTAACATTGTTGACATTGGAATCTTTTCATCATCGTAGAACACAGGGTTATAACTTGTGTTCACTGAAATACCTTGATCGATATATTTTTGTAGCACCGCCATAATTTTCAAATAACCTTCTGGCGATTGTTGGTCCCATAACAAATCATATTTGTTCTTAAGACGCTTGAATTCTGGAACTACTTGTTTCAGTACACCATGCTTTGATTGCTTTACACTGATATATGCTCTTGGTGGTTCGATACCGTTTGTAGCGTTTGCAATCTGCGCACTTGTTTCACTCGGCATTAGAGCCATTAGTGTTGAGTTACGAATGCCTGTTTCTTTGAGTTGCTTGCGCAATCCTTTCCAGTCCATGCGTTCTTTGTGTTTCACAAGATCGTCTACATCTTTTTTGTATGTTTGATTAGGTGTAATACCTTGTCCATATTTTGTTTCTGGTGTGCCAGGACATGCACCTTGCTCTGCTGCAATATCAGCACTTGCTTTGATTAGATAGTAACTCCATGCTTCAGCATATTCATCGATTAGTTCTAAACCAGCACTATTGATATTTTGATAATTAAGACCATGTTTTGCAAGCCAGTATGCAAAGTTAATAATACCAACACCTAGCGGGCGGCGCTTTTCTGTTGAAAGTTGTGCAGCAAGAATTGGATAGTTTTGATAGCTTAGTAGTGCGTCTAAACCACGTACTGCCAGTGTACATGCTTTTTCAAAATCTTCTGGTGTACGCACATTGCCCCAGTTGATTGCTGAAAGTGTACATAGTGAAATTTCACCCTCTGGATCATTCAAGTCATTTAGTGGCTTTGTTGGTAAGTTAATTTCTGCACATAAGTTTGACTGTCTAATAGGCGCAACTTCTGGTAGAAATGAGCCGTGGTCGTTTGCATTGTCTACATTCTGTAAATAGATACGTCCAGTACTTTTGCGCTCCTCCATAAACGATGCAAAAAGTGTAGCAGCAGGAATAGTTTTCTTACGTAGTCTAGTGTTTCTTTCTGCGTTTTCGTATAACTCTCTAAACTTATCTTGGTCGGCAAAGAAAGCATCATACAAACCAGGAACATCACTTGGTGAAAATAATGTAATGTTACCACCAGTAATTAGTCTTTCGTACATTAACTTGTTGAACTGTACACCGTAGTCCATATGACGAACACGATTTTCTTCTGTGCCTTTATTGTTCTTTAGCACAAGAAGTTCTTCTGCTTCTAGGTGCCAAATTGGATAGTAGATAGTTGCTGCGCCGCCGCGCACTCCACCTTGGCTACATGACTTAGTTGCGGCTTGAAACATTTTATAGAAAGGAATAACACCTGTGTGATATGCATCTCCTTTGCGTATCGGTGAACCAATAGCACGAATACTTCCGCCACCGATACCAATGCCTGCTTTTTGACTTACATATTTTACTATAGATGAACTAGTAGCGTTAATGCTGTCAAGGCTATCATCAGTTTCAATAAGTACGCAACTACTAAACTGTCTTTGCGGTGTACGTACACCCGCCATAACAGGAGTAGGCAAACTTATGTCGTGTAAACTAATCGCATCATAATAATCTTTCACCCATTTCAATCTTGTTTCTTTTGGATAGTTTGCAAATAAACTTGCTGCAATAAGAATATAGCACATTTGTGGTGTTTCAAAGATCTCACCAGTTACTCTATTTTGGCAAAGATACTTACCACGCAACTGCTCCATTGCAACATAGGTCAGGTTTTCATCACGCTCGTGTTTTACAAAGCCTTCGATTTTATCCCATTCTTCGTCGTTGTATGTTCCGAGCAATTCTGGATCATAAAACCCTGCTTCTGTATTACGTTCTACTAATTCACGGACTGTGCATGGAGTATATCCGCCATAAACTTCTTTACGTAAATGATAATTGATAAGTCTACCGCCAACATACTGATAGTTAGGTGTTTCTTCTGTGATTAAATCTGCTGCGGCTTTAATCAATGTTTCTTGAATTTCGCTGGATTTCATTCCATTAAAAAATTGGATTTGACTTTTGATTTCTACCTCGCTTGGACTAACACCAGTTGTGTCTTTACATGCATTAAAAACAACCTTATGTAGTTTTTCAATGTCTAGTGGTTCTTTTCGTCCATCTCGCTTGGTAACTTGAATCATTATCTTTTCCTTTTTAATAAAATGAGGCACCTACAACGCTGGTAGATGCCAATTAACGTAACTTTAATAATTGGTATTTATTATCTACAACAAGGTGGTCAGGTAAACTAGATGCTTTTACTGCTTTGCTTCTGTCAAAGCCAATTACAGCGTTATCTACACAAAGCAGGTGCATTAGTTCTGATTTCTCCCTATCAATGCATGTATGTATCTCGAATTGCTTCTGGGAAAAACGTTCGGTTAATTGAAGCGTATATGCTTTTCCTAGAATTGTTGCAAACTCGCAATACGAATTTTCGTAAATCAGTGTCCAAGGATCTGGCCACGTTTGTTCATCATATGGATCAATGTGTATACTGACTAAAGGTGCAGTATTATATAAATTTATTACATCTTGGATAGGATCCTTTGCAGTCTCCAAGCCTTCTCGAAATAATTTCCAAGCACGGAGTCTATCCTCATATTTTAAATCAAACATTAAGACCTATAGTTTACTGTGTATACAAAATTATCGTTCGCTACTGGGATTGTGTTTTTTAATGTAATATGGATAGTGTCATCTGTGCCATCGCTGTTGTTATCAACAACAGATGCTGCCCATGTAAATGCTGTGTTATATAAAGCTGGCCCTGTATGTGTATATACATCGCTCAACTGTGGTGTTACTAAACTTGCGTTATTAACAATCGAAAGTGTGCCTTCTCTTTGAATACCTTGTCCAGTTTCTGTATATAGATATTCAATTTCAATGACACCGTTTTCAATCAAAGGAACTTTTATCATTTCTTTAGCAGTGGTTTGTTGTCCAATTTCAAATTGGTTAGTAAATTTTCCTACTACTTTGGTTTGACCATCTACTTCTGGATAGTAAACAGAATCAATAAAGAAGAAACCACCATCCGGGTTGTTAGGAAGTAACTTACCTGTTCTATCAAAGAAGTCTGTTTCACTTAGATTTGTGTTGCTCGAAAGTGCAATAACTGGACTTACTGTGCCGTCTGTTGTATCACCAAGATTTGTACCTACTTCAAAAAACTTATTATCTCTAGATACGTTGTATTCTCCGTGTACAATTTTTATACCTTCACGCTTTATCTGATCAAATTTACAATTTGATATAGTGCTAAACCGTGGACCATAGTTACTACCAGGAGTACCTAAACTCATAGCCTCACCAAATGCCATTGCAACATCTCCATATGTAAATTCACAATCTTTCCATGTATTATCTCTAATATCATGATCACTATACACGTGATATTCAAAACTGTCAATCATTATATTGTCAAACACATTACCGATACATGTAACTGAATCACTATCTGAGTTCATTTCGATTGCTTTTTGATTTCCTGTTGCTGATACTTTCCACTTACCTGTCATTTTAAGATTTTTGAATTCGCCAAATGCACAGTTGTTTAGGAATAGTATTCTTCCTGTTTCACCTTGATGTTCTAGATACATATCACTTATACCAATAAATCTACACTGTTGTGGATTTATAGCATTGTAAGGCTCTGGACTATCTACTGGAATAACACCATTACCTGCATAATTACTGCTGACTGTTTGAAACATAGGAGTGTTTGCCGCAGTCATTGTAATCTTCGTATTTTCAACACCTGCACCAATTAATTGTACAAACGGTGGAATCGGAATTGTTGCGTTGATAAAATAATTGCCTGCAGGAAAATATAATTTATATCTTAATGCACGATCTGTAAGTCCGTTTAAAAACAAAGAATCTATTGCTTGAATTAATTTTGTTGTAACATTTGTTCCATCTCCGATTACACCAAAGTCTGCAACAGAAACAAAATCATCTAATTTATCTTGTAAACTTCTTTTGTAAGGAGCACTCGTTCCCCAAATAGAACTAGTTTTTTTAAAACTATAAGAATCAGTAAAGTCAAATATATCATCATTTGCAGTTAGGATTTGTGTATTACCTACTGCCGGCGCACCTTCTGATACTGCGCCGTTACCAATGTATAATTTTTGTGTGTCAATTGCCCAACCAATTTCACCTGATGCGAGTTGTGGGATACCTGTTGTACCTTCACGCCCTCTACGTTGTTGAATTCTAGAAATTTGAATTACAGCCACTCGTCTTACTCCTTGCTAAATGTATTTAGCCTTATACCTTGACGAAGTAAGTCTGAGGATACCAATCATTCTCAGTTCCAGTTGGGGTTGTTACAGCAACAAAACACTTACCCGTGTCGCCGTCATTACGAACTTCTAAAATTGTTCCTTTATAAGTCGAATATGGTCCTTCAACAAATTCTACATTATCACCGACTCTGTAATTTTCCATGATTTTCTCCTTGTATCGTATTTATGCGTATTTTTCGTAATATGCATAAACTCTATTCCACCATTCTTGTTCCCATTCGCCAAATTCATCTGGCCACAAATCAAACTGCTGGTACTCACCTGCACGACTACACATAAAGATATGTCCTTCACGTATGTTTGTGCCATGCACTTCGTTGTGTGCAATTGCATATGCTGTAAGTTGTAGGAAGTAATCTTCAACCCATTCAACTTTCTTAGGACGATTCGTCTGTTTAAAATCCATGATGCAAGGCTGTCCTTTGTATACTCCTACAAGATCTGTTGTACCTGCATACATCTGTGGAACATAGAGTGGAACTTCGCTACCCCATATCTCATCTACATGATCCATTGCATTTGCTTTAATCTGCTCTGCCATCATGTGTGCTTGCTGTGCATAAGGGTTGCTGCCAGGTTGTGGCCATTCTCCAAACTCAATGTAGTCTTCAAGATACTTGTGCATCCTTGTTCCTACACCTGCTGCTTCAGTTGTGATTTCTTGTGCTTTCTTTTCACCTACTCGTCTACGCCATTCGATAAGATGTGTCTTATCTTTTGTTTCGCCTAATATGGTAGTAACACTTGCTACTGGTGGGCCGCCTGGCGTTTCATACCTGCGCTTTCCGTTAACTTCTACTCGTTTGAGTTTTTCGTATTTGTATTTTTCTAATATTAAGGACATAATATTTTATAGCATCTATTTTTAAATAAGTCAATATAATGTTTCATGGTGCATGGTATAGTGTTACAATTTCTTTGATAGGACGATCCTTAAAAAGCGATTGATGTTTTTTTGCAATACTTACAAATAGATTGTAATTATGATTTACAATATCTGTAAAATCTTGTGTGGCAAATAATTCTTTTGCAAATTTTATTCTTTCTATTATTTTATCCATATTACTTGCAAATGTTATATAAGGATATGGCAAGTATTTTTCAAATGTTTTAAAACCTAAGTTTTCTAACAACTCATTTGAGCCGTTACCCGCTATCAAAAGAAATGGACTATGATTAGCAATTGGCCACCATGTTTTTTCTGTTATGATAGGATAAGAATGGCACCAAGTTTCTGATACTATTTCAAAATCAGTTTGTTTATATAATTTTTTGTTTCTTTTACCCATAGAATTAAAACTACCGTTTTCGTCAAAAGCTTTCTTCATATCTCTTATAGGAGCATGTTTATCTGCAAATCTAAAAAATTTTTTATCAACTTTAAATTCTGGAGGAGCATGTTCACCATTAAAACTCCAAAGATTACCTTGAAGCAAATTATTTTCGTGAAGTTGTTTCGCTACAGGATATCTATTGTCTTTCCAAACTTTCCCCATTAAAAATAAAAACTTTTTATGTCCGTAAGAATATGGTGCAGGCTTACCATTATGATCATAAACATACATCAAACAAGCAGGAATTATTCTTACTTCATCCCATAATGACAAATCAGTAGACTTTTTCCCACAAGGATGTAAAGGATGATACCAAGAATTAATTATCAAAATATGTTTACATTTTGGATATTTTTCTTTTGCTATAAATGCAAATTTATTGAAGTCTATGTTATAAACTTCTCTAGTTGCATTCCAGTAGATTTTATCATTACATACTTCTAATTCAAAGTTACCGTCGGAATAGTGTAATATTTCTAAGTCTACTACACTGTTGATAAAGTTTAGCATTAATCAAAGTCGCCTACCTTTGTTGCCCTCTTTGCCATTTTAGAAACAGTGTCTTTTTCTTTACGCTTCTTTTGTGGTAAATCATCTACTTCACTTGTTTTAAATTCGATTACATCTGCACTTGGATCTACATTTTTAATAGCATCATTAATTCTAGGATCTTCTTTCATTGCCCTCATAAGAACATCACCATTGAATTGAGTTTCGCCTGCATTACGCATCAAGCGATCCATTTGTGAAATACTGATTTGAGATACATCTTTGTCTCGTAAGATATTAATCACACGATACATATTAGTAGTGTCAATATTTTCACTTACTTTTTTTTTGAAAGTGTTTGAGCAAGTTTACGTGGATTAACAGATTCTTTTTTTACTTTTTTAGTAATGCGTTCGATGCTTTCACGCTTTTCGCGACCTGCATCTTCTTCGCCGCCTGCTGCTGCTGCGTCTGCTCCAAACTGATCGTCTGAACCTTCTGCGTCACCATCTAGATCTGGCATGTCGTCCATGTCTGCTGTTGGTTCCATTTCTGGTTCCATGTCCATGTCATCATCGCCCATCATGTCTGCTGGCTCTGCTTCGCCTGTTAGTTGGCCAACGCCACTTGTTAATGCAGCACGAGTTGATTCTAATGCACCATATAATTCATCTAGTGCAGGTTTTACTGTTTGTGTAAATGTTTCTGCTGCTTCTGTACCCATTTCGTCACGAATTGCATCTGCAAGTTCTAGCATTGATTCTGACTGCATTTCTGCTGTGTCTTCCATCCAACCTGTAACTCTGTCAACCATATCTTTGGCTGCCATTACTAGTTCTGCTTCGTCTTCTGCACCTTCAGTTACAACCGCTTCTTCCATTTCTTCAATGTCACCACGCTCTGATAGTTCTGCATTTAGAACATCAAGCATCATTCTTGATTTTTGATAATCATCACTTTCGATAACATTGTTAAAACTTTCACTCATTTCAACTTGTGATAGTTTTGTACGGATTCTATTACGAACGTCCTGTAGTTGTTCTAGAGTAAACTGCTCTAGATTGATCTTTTTACCAAATCTCTTTCCTAGAGATTCGTTTAAACTTTTTGCTGTGATAGGTGTAGCGAACTCTTTTATTTGCATTATTCTCTTCCTAATGGGTTTGTTATAGTTATTTATCTAATTTGTGATAATATTACGTTATCTAGAAGGCGAGTTGCTTGGTCAATTCTATCCTGTGCATCGTCTCTTCTGATTTCTAAATTATATTGTCTTTCGCTGTCTTCGGTAGATGCAATCACTGCATTATAAAAACAACAATCGTTAGTAAACTTTTCTATAATACTATCCTGTTGTTTAATAGTATATGTTTGCGATTTGTTTAAATGTGCGTAAGATAATGCAATACCTGCAATTTTAGAAAAAACAACATCTACAGTTGTATTTTTACGTGTATCGATTATCACATATCCATGACGTTTGCTTGGACGTATCATGTAATGACCTACACGAATTCTATTGCCTTTTTTAAAAGGTGCGATTACTTCCTTTGTCTTTTTATCAACAATTTCTTGAAGTTCAGTGAGTGCTTGTTCCAGAGTTTTCATTGGGTTTTACCACCATCATACCTTTATAATTGACTCTAGTCAAGAGGCTTTTCTTGACTAAATTTTCAGCAACGAATTTTTCACGTTCTGTTAAGTTATCAATATAACAAGGACTATTGATCTTGTCAAGAAGATTTTGTTCTTCATTGGTGATAAAAATATCAAAGTCTGTTATAAGGTCGTTCATCTTCATACTGAAATTGATCTCTTAACGTCTGCTTTTTTATATGTTACACTATTAGGTTGTGATGGTGACTTTGTACCCTCTGGATTTTCCAATTCTACTTCGTCACCCTTGACTGCTTTTACTTTAAACTCTGTAGGGCCGCCTGCTTGCCCAGTTGGTAATTTTACTTTTTTACCCGGTTGTAGTAATTTATCCTTTGCAGCATCTATTGCTGACGCTGCTGCTGTTCCAGTTGCTCCAACTGCTGTTCCGACGCCCTTTGCTGCTGCGCCTACACCTTTTGCAATTCCGCCAACTGCTTTTCCAAGGCCACCAACTGCGCTTCCTACGCCGCCTACTGCCTTTGCTGCACCTACTGCTAATGGAACTGCTAATAGAGGCAAAATTTCGTCTAATTTTTCTTTTTCTTCTATAAACTCTTCTGCTCTCATCTTCTTCTCTTTGTTTTAAGTCCACGTCTATACTTTGGACGTAACTTATTTAACCTCGTTATCTTATTTGCAGTAGGACGTCTGACTGTATGATAACGTCTAATACTTTGACTACGTGCTCTAGTGCGTCTAGTTTTCTTTGCTGAAATACTCTTTTTACCACTTATTGGTGTTGAACAAGTACTAGCTTTAGCGACAACTCGACCACGTTTTGCACCACTTGTACATCTATAACGCCTTACCATTGTGCCTTTAGGACCACGTCCCCAAGTAGCACGAAAGTTTTCACCTATGTCTATGACTTCTGCTACGATCATCTTCTTTTATTCAACTGTTTTAATCTTTTACTTGCAGGGTTGACACGCTTGGTTCTTTTTGCTTTACGTGCCATTTTTGTACCAATTGCCTTTTTTAGTCTTTTGAATCTTGCACTTTGTTTAAAGTCAAGTGGTGCAAAACATTGACTCATTTTGCTAACAATTCTGCCGTGTCTTCTTCCCCCAGAACATCTATACTTGCGGACAACTCTTTTACCTGTGCGTCCCCATACCTGCTTTTCGTCAAGAGATTCTTTTTTTGCTTTTTCTATTTCTTCTTGACCTTCTTCAGATTTAAACCAACTGATAATCCATTTACCCATTTTGTAAATAGTATAAATTGACAACAATCCAAGTCCAAGACCGACTAGTATTTTAAATGCAGTTTCACCTATTAAAGAAATTATCCATTCAATAATATCTTCTATAATATCTCCTGCTCTTCTTAACTTACGTCCTATGTTTCTTGGCGGACGATTATCCATTCCCATTTTCCTATCGATGGCTGCGGCTGCTGCAAGTTCGCTTGCTTTGACTCCATCTAAGTAGGCTTGTATATCTTCTACACTAACATCGTATGCTGTAGGAGGAAGCATGACTCCTGTAGGAATATCTATATTAGATTCTATGTCGTTTTTAAAATCTAAATCTATATTTGGAAATTCTATATCTGCTTGTTCAAGTGCTTTACTTGTGATATATGCTGCAAGAGTTATTCCGCCTGCTATTAACATTTGTGTTAAAATTTGTCCAAGAGGAATAGCAATTGCCACTTCGTCTATTTTTTGTTTTTCTGATATGAGGTCTCTTACTAGCATGTAGTATTTATGCTAGATTTGCATTATTATAACTACAATAGTGGATAGCAATCCTGCTACAATTGTTCCTGCGGCTCCAATAATGACCTTGGTCAAACTATTTTGTCCTGCTTGCATTTGATCCGCAATACCGTCTAGTTTATTTTCAACTGTAGTTAAACGCTTTTCAAACTGCTCGTAACGGAGGGCACACAGATCAACATGTGCTTCTAATGATTCTTTTTCTAATGCGGTTGATGTTAAAGACATCTATTTTTATTCCTTGTAAGTAAACTCGAAGTTGGCCTTAATGTTGTAGATGCCTAAATGTTTTTATAACACTAATACTATTTATCTTTTATAACAAAAGTATTTCTATCTGCACTTCCATTAGTCAAAAATGCAGAAACCGTGAAATCATTTGTTTCCTCTAGATCAGTTATTATTGGAACTAAGTCAAAATCATTTATCAAATCTTCTAATGGAAATTCATTTTCATACTCAAAATCTAGTTGCCATACCTTTTGAATACCTTTTATATTATTTCCAAAGTCTAGTTTATCTGTTTCTATTTCTGATACAATAGGTTGATTGTTAACGATAGCATTTGCCCTTAAACTTGCTGTTTGAATTACTGTAAGATAATTTTGCTGTTGCTTATATTCATAAGGATCATCGCCCCTTCGTGCATCAGTTCTTGTTATATCAACAAGGGTATACAAACTACATCTCATATTGTACTTATTCCATAAAAAAAGGGTCCACAAAATTGTGAACCCTTTGGTTAGCCCTATTATGCTTATTAAGCGATAGAAGCACCTGATGCAGTTAGTGCTGCGATTGTTGAAGTACCGCCTGTTGCTGCATCGATTGCTGCTTCTGCTGCACCCCATGAACCGTCAGCAGCACCTGCTGTTGAACCGTCGTTCATTGAATTTGCATTACATACAAACACAACGTTGTTTGATGCTGGTGTACCTACACCATATAGTTCTGCAAAACCTTCTAGTGCTGCAACTGCTTTGTGGAATGTGCTGTTTGCTGCTGTGTATCCTGTTTCGATACCTGTTAATGTGATTTTGAAGAAACCTAGTGCTGGTGTACCGTGGTCGAAACCAACTTCTGTTGTTCTTGCGTTAGCGCCAACTGTTGTTGAGCCAACTGATACTGAATATACGTCTGCCATTTTAATCTCCTTTAATTTACTCTATGGCTGTCCCACGCTCAGTGGAACTCTTATATTGTATTTACCATTTAGGAAAAATTATAGGGGTTTATGGCCGAAAAACGGAGTTTAATTGGGTCTCCAACGGTGTCTTGGCACTAATTTTACTTTACCTGTAACGTAACCTTCACCGCCTTTTTCAGTACCAGTCATTTGCTTGATGTCAGCAGGCGCATCATCTAATTGATCAATAATATGATTCTTTACTGCTGCAACTTTGTTCAATAACGCAAAGATTGCAGGTAAACTTTTAGGACTTTGCTTGTGCTTTTCATATATTTTTACTTGTTTAGGTTGACTAACTTTGCTTGTTTTCAGCCAATTAAAAAATCCATCTACATTAATTTGGTCTAGTTTTTGCGCTTTGACTGTTTGGTTACTAAATGTGTAGATAATGTTTTTAAGATCTGATAAGCCCGGTTGTGATTCTAAGAAATTATCAATAAATTTTGCATTGGCTTTTGCCATTTGTCTAATTTCATTTGTTTCTTTTGTATCTACTGTAGGTGTATGTGGTACATAGGTTTGTGCAAATGCAACAAGATCATTTGTTTGTATACCTTTAACATCATCTAAAGGTTGTCCTACTTTTGCACCAAAACTATCATATTTGCCATGTAATGCTACACCTACTTTACTATTTGCAATACGTTTGCCAATTTCGCTGTTAGGATCTACACTGTAAGTAACCTTGTTAGGAGTAAATTCAATTCCTGATTTGCCTTTTGTTGCTGGCTTTCTTGGTGTGTAGAGCAAGTCTCCGTAGACATAGCCTTCAAAGTCCTTCGGAAATCCCGCTTCAATAATTTTAAATAGATCTGACATCTCCGCAGCAAAATCTTTTCTCCATGGTTCCTGTTCAGCACCTTTGCCTGTGTTCATAATAAACTGTGCTAGATCATTAGCATCAGTACTCATGTTTTTGCCCCAGCCGTTTTTACCAGTAAGTACGAACGTACCGTCAGGCTCGCGGCCAAAATATACAGTTGGATTGCCGTCCCATTTAATAGCAACTTTGCCTTGTCCTTGACCTAGTTGATCTAATGTGTCAGCAGCTTTCATTGCACCTGCTGCACCATCAAAAAATACAAGATCTTCAAGGTGATTATATTCTCTACCTTGCTGTGTTTCTACTAAACGGAACTCTCTATATCTCACTGATAAGTTCCTTAATTCTTCTTAGGTGCTTGTCTGATAAACTTTCATTAGGTAGGCCTTTGCCTTCTTTTTCCATTGTATCTAGCCAAGGACCAACTAATGTTTCAAAGTTTGGATCCTTTCTAAGAAATGCAATTATGCTTTCAACAGTATAAGTATCTTTTTCTGTTGCACCTTTTCCGAGCAGTAATTCTGCGATGTCGTTCCAATTGTTAGCAATAACTTTATCACCTTGTGCTGGATCAACTACGCCAAACTTAGGACTAAATTTATATCCTCTACCTCTTGCTATACTAGACAATAGAATTGCTCTATCTTTACCACTGTAGGCTGCTGTTCCACCACGCTTTGCTCCACGTTGATAATCAGGGTCATCTGTAAGCATGAAGTCAGTTTGCACAAATCCTTTGCCGCCTTGAATAGGCATACGGAAGTGTACTTGGTCGCCAGCATCGTGAATATAACCGCCTGTAAATGGTACTGCGCTTTTATCACCAGTTTTAGCAATCATGTCCTTTTTGCTCATGTTCATGATTTGATCATCTGGAATGCCTTGCTTCTTGCACCAAGCGACAAGTTTTGCTTTTAATTCTTCTTTGCTTATTTTGTTTAGGTCAGTGTTTAGATCTAAGTCACCAGAACTATTCTTTTCAAATGTTCCATCAGGATCTACTTTCTTGCCTGTTGTACCTAGCAAGTCATCGTCGACAAACTCTAAACCTACAATCTTTTCAATCGCAGCAACCGTAGGTCTTACTGCTGGTGTAGGAATACGCTGTGTGAGTGGTCCTTCGGTTGTTTTAAAAACATTGCCGCCTTCTTTAAGAATCATTCTTTTGTGACTCCTTGATTTTTTCTACACCTGTAGAGAATTTTCTCGGATTAGAATTACGTATACTATTAAGAAATCTGCGCTCTAGGTCAAGTGCTTGTTCTTGTGGATAGGTATCATAAATTTTTCCTAAAAGATTGATTGCGCTTTCAATAATATTAGTACCCGTAGTCTGAATAAACTCGTTACTGTTATCTTTGCGATGTATATTATTAAGTTCTTCAAGTATGCTTCTTGTTTTTTTTCTCATTGGCTTAATTCCCTGATATAGTATTTAGCCTAGTTTAAGAAAGAGGGGCTCACCGTTGGCCCCTGCGTGTTTATTGCGTAACAACCCGGATTGTATCAATCTATTATTATATAACATATAACAATGCCTATGTCAACTTCTAATTTTAAGGTTGTAGTTAATTGCTTCTTGTAGTATTGATAAGTCAATTCCTGCAGATTTTGCAGTTTTAATTATTGCCGATGTATCTTTAGGAAAACAGTGGCCGCCAAAGCCTCGTTCTTCTGTAACTTGTGTGTGACTTTCTGTAATGCGTTCATCTTGTGCAATTTCTTTTCTAACAGGTTCATAATCAATACCAAATTCTTCGCAAAGATCAAAGATCTGATTGAAAAATGCAACCTTTGTGGCAAGAAAACTGTTGCGGAAATATTTAATTAATATAAGTTGCTCAACATCATGCACTCTAATGTCTATACAACCTAAGAGTTCTAAGAAAAGACTTTGCCAATGATGGTACCCATTGCCGCCTATAAGTATGGTATTACAATTTTTAAAATCTTGTAATGCAGATGCTGCTCTTAGAAACTCAGGTGAAAAACAAATTTCTCTATCAGGATAAAGTTCTTGTATTGTGTTCCAACCTTCTAAACTAATTGTGCTTTTAATAAGAATAGGTACGTCTGGAGCGTTGCGTAACACATCTAAAACATTGCTCATGTCACAACTGCCGTTATCTGCTTCTGGAGTAGACACGCAAACAATAATCATATCAGCATGTCGCAAATCGCCATAGTGTTCCTTAACAGGATCACTTATAATTACAGTATGAGATTGCTTAAAGATGCTTTCGTGTGCTTGTCCTACAAACCCGTAGCCTGCAATTCCTATTTTCATTCGTTTTCTTTTCTCGCAAATTTAATATCACAATAACCACAAACTACATAACCGTCGTGTGGCACTTTGTAATATGTAAGAGGGTGATCGTTGTTTTCACCAGAACACTTTGCAGTGTCACCATCTACATATACAATACGTTCTTCGTAACCTTTTACTCTATTCATCGTTTACCTAATGCTCTCAACATCATTTGTTGATCATGTTTCTTTAGATATTCTTCTTCTATAGTTCCATAAGAACCGCATTTGTCTAATTCATTTTGTACATAAAATAATAAATCATAAAGTTCTCTTTTGCAATCCCAAGTAACGTAACCGTCCATTCTTGGATCTGTTGCTGCAAAAGTTATTTTACCTATTAATCTACATATTTCTTTAGTATTCCAATCTTTGATCATATTGTATATATTAACCAAAGTCTCCTGATACGTAAGCTTTGGTTTTACGATGGTTAGGATTCTCAAAGATTTTCTTTGTGCTGCCCTTTTCGATGATCTCTCCCAAATGAAAGTATGCTGTGGTATCAGAGATACGTCTAGCCTGTTGCATATTGTGCGTCACAATAACAATAGTATAGTTTTTCTTCAACTCTAGTATCAGTTCTTCAATGGCATTGGTTGAGATTGGATCCAATGCTGAACACGGTTCGTCTAAAAGTAAAATCTGTGGATCTACTGCAATACTTCTAGCAAAGCATAATCGCTGTTGCTGTCCACCTGATAGTCCAAACGCATTGTCGTTAAGTCTATCCTTGACTTCGCTCCATAGGTTTGCTTTCTTTAAACTGTCTTCTACGATAGCATCTAATTGCTCTCGTGTTTCTGCCATACGATGTAGTCTAGGACCATACGCAATGTTTTCGTAAATGCTCTTGGGAAAAGGATTAGGCTTTTGGAACACCATTCCAACTGATTTGCGTAGGTTGTTCACATTTGTGTATTGTGTTCTATAGATGTCTGTGCCATCAATATCAACGCTACCTTTGGTAACACAATCATCAATAAAGTCGTTCATCCTGTTAAGGGCTCTAAGGAATGTACTCTTGCCACAGCCACTTGGACCAATCAGTGCTGTTACATTGTTCTTGCGTATGTCCAAGTCCGCATTAATAATAGCGTGATTGTCTCCGTACCAGATGTTCAATCCTCGCACGTTCATCTTCGCACTCTTGTTAAGTTCTAGTGTGTCTCTTACCATTTTATTTCAAACCTCTTTCGTAACCAGATTGCTAATAAGTTTAATGCCACTAGGGCAACAAGTAGAACAAGGATAGCCGCACTGGTTTTCTCGGCAAAGCCTCGCTCGGGTGAGTCTGCCCATAGGAAGATTTGGACAGGTAATGTTGTAGCACTGTCTAATACACTGCTAGGAGGAACAAGAATAAACGCAACCATACCAATCATCAGTAGTGGAGCCGATTCGCCTATGGCTCTGGCAATACCAATAATGGTTCCTGTGATAATACCAGGCATTGCCGCGGGCAACACTTGATAAATTGTTGTTTGTAATCTACTAGCACCAAGTCCATTTGATGCGTCACGTATTGCTTGTGGCACTGTTCTCAAGGCTGTCCTTGCTGAGATTACGATTACGGGCAACACCAACACAGCCAGTGTGATGGCTCCAACGATACTGGCACTACGAGGCATACCAAAGAAGTTGATCAGCACTGCTAGGCCAAGCAAACCATACACAATACTAGGTACAGCCGCTAGGTTGTTGATGTTTATCTCCATAAAGTCTCTGTAACGTCTCCAGCCTGAGCCTTTGCGTTTGGGGAACTCCTCCATATAGGTAGCACAACCTACACCTATGGGAAATGCTATACAAATAGCCAAGCCAATAGTGTAAACTGTACCTACTACTGCTCCCCAGATGCCTGCTATCTCAGGGCTTCTACTATCTGAGTTCGTCCAGAAGTCCCAATTCCATGTGCGATAGATCGTACCTCGTTCTATTTCAGCATCAACGATATTACGCTGTGCATCTGATAATTTATCGTATACACCTTTGACATACATATCAACATCTGTGTGTGCTACTAAAGTATATGTGCCTGGTGTTGTGATGTCTATTGTTGAATAGGCATTAGGTGTAACAAGTCCACGCAAGTTCTTCTTGCCTGTTCTATTCAGTTCTCCTACATAACCTTCGCCTACATCATATAATGCACTGTTGATTGTACTCTTGGTACTCGACTCTATCTGTGTTACAGTTAGATCAATCTTTGTTTGTGTGAACGCACCGATGCCTCTGTAACCTAGTGTTGTAAAGAACACAATCATTAAAACTGTGGTAAGAGTCAATGCTGCTTTACACGCATACTCAAGGCCTTTTTGTAGGCGTCTGCGTTTGCCGCTTAGTTTACTGTTTAAGTCTATCGATTGCATTCTTATAATTCCTATATGCTATCCAGTTAAGGATGAACGTTACAACGAACAGTGTAAACGCAAGAGCAAATGCACTAAGGGTTTTCGCACTGTCAAACTCTTGGTCGCCTATGAGTAGTGTGACGATTTGAACTGTGACTGTTGTGACTGCGTTTAGAGGATTGGCTGTTAGATTTGCTGCAAGACCTGCTGCCATAACCACAATCATAGTTTCACCGATTGCTCTTGCGATTGCCATAATAAATCCAGCGACAATGCCTGGTAATGCTGCTGGCAATATAATATCTTTTATACACTCTTCTCGTGTGGCACCAATACCTCTAGCACCATCACGCATAGCACTGGGCACTGCTTTTATAACATCATCTGTGATTGAACTAATCAGTGGTATAATCATTATACCCATTACTAGTCCTGCGGCCAGTGCTGACTCTGTAGCAACATCTAATCCAAATGTTACACCTATACTTCGCAGCCAAGGGCCTAGTACAATTGCAGCAAAGAATCCATATACCACTGTAGGAATTCCTGCAAGTATTTCAAGCAATGGCTTAACTATCATTCTCTGTGCAGGTTTAAGATATTCTGCCGTGTATATTGCACTTAATAATCCTATAGGAGCAGCAATACACATTGCTATAATGGTTATAAAAAGTGTGCCCCATAACAATGGAACAAATCCAAACTCGCCTGATGATCCTACTGAATCTGCTCTAAAGGCTGTTTGTGGGCTCCAAGTAGTATTAAAGAAAAAGTCCTGTGGTGGGACCATGGTAAAAAATTTGATTGTTTCGTAACTCAAACTTGCGACGATCGCAAATGTAATACCAATGGTGATCCAAGAACTTAAACGAAAGAAGCCTTTTAATAAATCTTCGTTGAGACCATTTTGTCTCTGTTTTGGTCCTATCCATATAAACATCTATAACCTCATTGCGGAGTGGGCCGAAACCCACTCCTTTTATGATCTTATTGTAACACGTTTGCACGTACTGTGTCAAGCTCTTTCTGTGGTAGAGGAATAAGTCCTGCATCACCTAATGAACCATCTGCACCTGCCAAGTCGTCTGACAAGTATAGTTCCATGAACTCACGCATACCTGGAATAACACCCATATGCTCTTTTTTAGCATATACATATAGTCCACGGCTTGCTGGATATGAACCGTCTGCGATTGATTCAAATGTTGGTGCTACGCCTGAGATAGGAGAGCCCTGAATAACATCTGTGTTTTGGTCTAGGAATGAATAACCAAAGATACCATAAGCATTTGGATTGTTAGCAAGTTTCTGAATGATAAGGTTATCATTTTCACCTGCTTCTACATACGCACCATCTTCACGGATACCATGACAGATACCTTTGAATGCTTTTTTGTCTTTTAGTTCTTTGACCCACTTGTAAGTCTTACAACCTGATTCCATTACCAGTTCGCTCCACGCATCACGTGTTCCTGAACTTGGCGGAGGACCTAGCACTTCGATTTTAATTTTTGGGAATTTAGGATTAATTTCGCTCCAATATGTAAATGGGTTTGGAACAAGATTACCATTCTCTTGTGGAACATCTTTTGCCAGTGCTTGGAATAGTTCACGTGGTGTGATTTCCAATGCTTCACCTGTGTTTGCCACTGCGAACACAATACCGTCATAACCCACTTTCATCTCTAGTGGTGTTACACCGTTTGCTGCACAAGTTTCTGCTTCGCTTGATTTGATTGCTCTTGAAGCATTTGTGAAGTCTGGGTGATCAACACCTGTGCCAGCACAGAATAGTTTCATACCACCGCCGGTGCCTGTTGATTCAATAACAGGAGCAGTGTTGCCCTCTGCAGCAAATGTTTCTGCTACGATTGTTGTGAAAGGATATACTGTAGAACTACCTACAACTCTAATTTCTCGTGCTTCTGCGACAGTCGCCACAGCAAAAACGGCCACGAGTGCCGCTAACATTGATTTAACCATTTTTTTCTCCTTATATGGTTTGCCCTGTTGGGCCATCATAAAATAAAGATGTAGAGTTGCCCCTACGCCGTTATTTATAATTTACTATAACATAAGTTTGTAACAGAAATATGACAATACCTTTTTGCATATCGGGTATATCAAAATAACATAGCAAAACGGTCAGTTTTTATGCTATATAATATTGTAGAAGGAGAAAAACTAGCACTTGCTAGACTCGGATCACACATACATATATAGATTGGAAAACAAAATGACAACTTTAGTTGCGAACACATTTGGTTGGTTAGGTTTTGCGGGCCTTGCTAACTGGTTCAAAAAATTGGCTGTAAAACTACAAGCACGTAGATTAGCCAACATCACCGTAAACGAATTATCAAGACTTTCAGACAGAGAATTAAACGATATGGGTCTTTCACGCTGTGACATTCGTTATGTTGCCGAAAAGCATTATGAAGATACTGTAAACGCAAACTTGAAAGGATGGGTGTAATGGCTGAAGCAATTATGAAATACACATTCGCACCACTCCAAGGATTTTGGGCAGGGTTTTATAACTTCTGTGAAATCGCAGGTTATGCAAGAGCAGCATCAGAACTAGCACGCCATGGCTACTATGAAGAAGCAAAGAACTGTATGATGCAAGTTTCGAGACTACGCAATGACAGGTGATATTGTAACTATGGGCGCCTACATTGGCGCAGGATTTGCTTGTTTGGGCATGGGCCTTGCAGCAATAGGTGTAGGACAAATTGTAGGTCAGTTTTTGAACGCCGCAATGGCTATGCCGCATCGTAGCACAGAACAAAACGCAAACCTATTTGTAGGTATTGCTTTTGCCGAAGCACTTGGAATCTTTTCATTCTTAGTAGCATTGTTGTTGATGTTTGCAAGTTGATATGCAACCTCAAGGACCGATGTCTGCAGAGATAGTAGACAAACTCGGAGTTATCTCATTTATAATGATGACGACTCTGATAATGGTTTGTATCCTAATTGGATTCTACGCTGTGTTTGATAGTTATTCAACACCACAACCAAATTGGAAAGCCGCTTGTATCGAAGCAGGCGGAGTTCCAGTTCAACTAGGATCAGACTATTTCGATTGTAAAGTAATAGAAAAGTCTTGACATAAATACAATTTGCTAGTATGTTAAATTATTAGCCAACATTCACACACAGGAGACACACAATGAATGATATGACAAAACAAATGGAGCAATTCGCTGACATGTTCAAATCAGCAATTCCACAAGTCAAAACTAACAAAAACGGATACGAAATCCGCACAAAGGTATTAGAGTTCGCACAGAACCAAACATGGCAAGACTATCACGCCAAGTGGGGTCAGTTCGAAACTACTGTTAAAAAAGACGGTGACGAAGTCGTTACTGAAGTAACAATGCCAGAAGTGCCTGGCGCTGATAAAGTGCTAGAAGCAGCCGAAAAGTTCTATAACTTTGTAAGCGGTAACATAAATAAAAAGTAATATAGTTTACACTAAAGTATTTTTTGGGCATAGCCTGTATAGTAATATTAAAAAAAGCCCTTGTTAGCAAAATCTCAAGTGCCTAGACTTTGACCCTCTAGCACTTGTAAAAGTTAGCAGGGGTTAACCTTGGAGTAAGTATGCAAACCAAAACAAATGTTTTTTACGAAGTTTATGAATGTGTTGACGAGGAAAATGACGAATGGGCAATCCGTTCAAGTCACATGGAAGAAGAAGTTGCAGAGAAATGGATTATGGATCTTATTAAAGATAATCCCAAGTACGAAGATGTTAATTTTAGAGTTGATGAATGTACAGAGGAAACATTAACCGATCCAAATCTGACGTGATGGTTCTTGTGTTTGTCCTGAAACTTTGAGACCATCGCCCTCACCCTTTAAAACTATTTCAATTGTATCATTTGCATAAATTTGTTTAAACTTGGTATAGTAATATTGATTAGTAATACTACTAAATTCTAGTGGCGCAGTTGTTCTACGACTGACACTTTGATTGATATTGTCTTGTACTTCTGTTTCTAAGAACGCCTGCGGTGTAAAGTTAAAGATAACATCTATTTCATCTGTTGCTGCAAATCCTAGTTCACCTTCATTATCAATGTTAACCATTATCTCTGTGCTTGCTGCAACAAATGTTACAAAATCTGCATCATCGATAAATTGTCTTGTACTACTTTGTGTAGAACTATCACTAAGTTCTGTAGCAGTTGTGCTATCAATATTATAAATTACATCTATATCTTCTGTAGCTGCAAACGATACAAACTCTACATTTTCAAAATTGTAGATAAATTCTGTATCAGTTGCGCCTAATACACCAAGTTCTACTGTATCTTCAAAATTAAATGTTTTTGCTACAGTTGCTAGAGCATCTAGTTCTAGTTCACCTGTAGTTACAGGTAATGCGTATAACTGGTTGTGAGGACCGTCTACTTCAACTTCTATAAGTGGTGTTTCTACACTGTTTAATGTAGAACTTTGAGTTTGTATTGCATTAAATGTCACAAACTCTACATCTGCAAAGACATAGATAATTTGTTGATCACTTGCTGTAACAACACCTAGTTCAGCATCATCAACATAGTTGTAGATTACTTTCTCTACAGAAGTTGTTGCAATTTCTAGTTCTACAAGTGCATCTCTATTGGTTGTAAATGATGTATCAACTACCCCTAGTTTGACAAAATCTGCTGTATCATCATAAACAAAAACCCTACTTACGGCTGCACTTGCTTCTAATTCTAATAGTTCAGTATTAGCAAACGCAAATGTATTCTCTTGAGAACTGCTTGGATCAATTTCAAGTTCTGCTTCAAACGTTGGATAGTCATAAATGATGTTTAATACTTCGCTAGATTCAATTTCCAATGCAACAGTTGTTTGAATATTACGTATAATATCTTCGTCAACTGCAACCAGTGCTTTGAATATCGCATCGTCATCAAACTCGAATATCTGTACGATAGTATCACTTGCTGCAATTTCTAATGCGCCAGTTGTTTGAACATTGCGTATAATATCTTCGTCAACTGCAACCAGTGCTTTGAATATTGCATCGTCATCAAATTCAAATATCTGTACAATAGTATCACTGGCTTCAATTTCCAATGCAATAGTTGTTTGAACATTGCGTATAATATCTTCGTCAACTGCAACCAGTGCTTTGAATATTGCATCGTCATCAAATTCAAATATCTGTACAATAGTATCACTTGCTGCAATTTCTAAGTTTGCTGTATCTTCTATGTCATAAATGACTTTTAATACTTCACTGGCTTCGATTTCTAAGTTTGTTGTATCTTCTATGTCATAGATTATATCAGTGTCAGTTGCGCCAAGTTTGATAAATGTTGCACTATCTGCAAATACATGTGTTGTACTTGTTGTATGTGTTTCTCCTATTTCAAGTGATGGAGAATCAGTATAGTTGTAGATAATATTAGTAACATCAGTTTCACTTATTTCTAGTGTGCCTGTATCTGATACTGCAACCGTAATTTCAAACGGATAAAGAGCATCGATTTCTAGTGCGCCTGTTGTAGTACTAGCATAACTTTGCGTACTAACATCACTAGCATCAATTTCTAGTGCGCCTGTTGTAGTACTAGCATAACTTTGCGTACTAACATCACTAGCATCGATTTCTAATTCACCTAGGTTATGCGTATAGTCAGTATAGTTGAATAGCACCGTTTGTGTGGCTGCATCACCTAATTCAAGTTCACCTAAATTGTGTGTATAATCTGTATAATTGTATAGTATTTCAAATGCGTCTGCATCGCCAATAACAAGCGGTGTTGTATCAATGCTACCAAGTGTTACAACAATACCTGTCGCGCCGCCTTTGATAAATGCACCTGTGTCAACAAAGTCATAAAGTGTTTTTGTTGTAAAGGTTGTACCTATTTCAAGTTCTGCGGTGTTATCTAATCCAATGTAACTTACTAGGTGCGGTGAAGTTGCATCAATCTCAAGTTCACCTAAGTTATGAGTATAATCAGTATAGTTGTATATTAAGCCTGCACTTGCATCTGCTTCAACTTCTATATCTCTCGCAACACTTGTAGACCATAGAAGCATATCATCAAGATTAGCAGGATCACCTTGATAATATCTTATCTCATCAAATTGAAAACCTGAAGTTGTTAAGTTATAAGTTTGGTTATTAAAGGTTGCTGCAACAAAACTTAAACCACGAGGATTAGTATCTAACAGAATTGCCTGTTTTCCATTACGTGTAATTGCAGTTGCCCTAGGCTTGTCATAATTATAATAACTACGTGTACCTAATACTGTTTGACTATTAGACAGATGTCTGATTGCATGTTGTATAACACCTGCTTTCCAAAACGTTATGTAAACTTCATTGTCGTTTAAATCATAGCCTGTTTCATTTACCGCTGTATTGATATTTGCTATCATATCATTAACAAATGGACTGTTTGTAGAACTAAATTCTAAAACATATTCATAGACACTTTGTGATGATAGTCTATAAGAACTAGACACTGAAAGAACTTCAACAGGATTAAATCCTTGTCTAGGTTTGTATGTTGTAGAAATAGAATCATCTGCGTCAATTTCTGTAGTAATAGTGTCTGTAGGTATATTGTATCTTACATTTGTTTCCGCTTGAGATGTTTCAAGTTCTAATTCAACAGTAGTTACAATATTATAAACTTTTTCTATCACACTTGTTACACCAATCAATAATGGTGTAACTTCTACGGTTGCACTGATTGATACAATAGATGTAGGTGTTATAAGAGCAAACTGTGCTGTATCATCATAAACAAACTTTTTGCCAACGGTATCAGACGCTTCAATTTCTAGTGCAGTTGTTTCTGTTCTTGGATAAACTGCAAATATTGTGCCTGTCTCGTCAATTTCTAGTGCAACGGTTTCGTTGAGGAATTCATATTCAAGTCTGTTTGTGCCTAGTTCAGATGTTGCTGCAATTTCTAGGGCAATTGTATCTTGAATAGAAACAAAGTTTGCTAGTGCTCCAGGAATTTGTTGTTCTTCTGCAATTGACCACAAACTCAAAGGACCAATTGGAATACCTGAACCAGTTAGTATTTGATAATCTATACTGTATTCAAATTTATATTCTTCTGAAATTACTGCAAGAGATTTAAACGGAACATAACTTCTATCAACTTCAAGTGTTGGACGGAAGTATGGATATTCTATTTTACCATCACTATCTCTGACTACTCCCGGACCGTCGTTCCAATCAACTGCTATATCTAGAGCCGCTGAGTCTGCATATGCATGTACAGAACTAACTGTATCTGCATCTGCTAAATCAAGTTGACCAATACTTGGCTGATAATCCATCACGCCTTCGTATTGTAAAGTGCCTATTGCGTTAACACTTATAGGCGAAATAGGTAAGCCGGCGTAGTTTGGTAATCTATCTATCCCAGCACTTGCAAAGAAATATGCAGTATCGTCACCTGCTAGTGCAGCAAAAGATAGTGGAGTTACATAAACTCTATCAACTTGGAGTGCAGGGCGGAACCAAGGCCATTCTTCTTTCCCATCTTCTGGTCTTACATATGCTGCTCTGCCATCATCGTTATCAACAACGGCAATTTCCAAATCACCTTGTGTAATACGACTCGTACTTTTAATTATATCTGCTTCAACGTCGATTGTAAGTTCTACTAATCCAGGCTGGAAGTTTTGTGACCCTTCATATTGAATGTCACCGATAGAGTTTACACCAATTGGAGCAATTGGCAATCCAGGATAGTCGTCTTGGAGGTAAATAGGCAAGCCCTTAAACTGATAAGATCCATCAGCGTTAAGAAGACTAAATGTAGCAGTATCTACATAATTAAACTTAGTTAAAATAGTTCCATCTTCAGCAACTTCAAGCGGTATAGTTGCTGTGATGTCGGCTCTTATAGCTGGACGGAAATGATCATAAACGGTTGCGCCGTCTGCTGGTCTTAGAGAACCTTCACTTTGATTATCTGTGACAGCAATTTGTAAACCTATATATTCAAAGTCAAATGAATATTGGCCTTCTGAGTTACTGTCGCCTCCGACTGCGGATTGGGCAATCGTGTTTTCACTGATTGTTGACACGACTGCCCTCCCTGTTTATTACGCTTGTGATTCGCTCCATGTAATACGACTTGCTGCTTCAAATGGTGATGACGCTGTAATATCTGATGTGTCAATAACTCTAACAGCAATTGTTAACAAGTCCGGACCGTTCGGGAATACACCGTCTCCACCTAGTATACTGTTGCCTAAGTCTGTAATATCAGTTAGATCAAAGTCAGTAGCGTTAGCCAAACGTGACGAACCTGTGTCAGTACCACCTGCAGCACGGAAACTAAAGATCGGTGTGCCGCCTGTAATAGTATCAGCAGACTTATGCACAACAAGGTTACTCAAACTCGGCGATTGAACTTTTTCGAAGTCAATATTACTTAACGAACCGTTTAGAATTAATGTAACCTCACAATCGTGTGTTAGAACAAGACCGATCTGTTTCAATTGTAACTGCATTCTGTTGATAATATCACGTTCACCGATATTACCAGTAATACCGTTATCAACACACGGTGCAAGTCTAATACTAATGAGTGGAATGTCACCTAACAATGATTGGTCTGAACTACCTGTTGATGGAGCACCGATACTAACGACTGTGCTACTACCTACAATAGGATAGATACTAGGTCTATTCCATTGTCTTGCAATAAAGAGCCTAACAATTACGTTACTACCATCGAAGTATGTACTATAAACCGTTTCACCGTTAAGTTCACCACCGTTGGTATATAGTGGAGTACCAACACTAAACTTACTTGCATTAGCTTGTGGGAACGATAATTCAACATACCATTCTCTTGTTCTGAAAGTATAACTATAAATTCCTACAATGGTTGAATTTTGGTTAGTTGTTGCGGTAGAACTTTGACCGTTTGTAAACGATAGTGTATTACTTGTCGCTGTGAACAAGTATGCTTTGTCGTCATCAAATGTTCCATCCATGATAACCGATGTACCCCAGTGGAACAGTCTTGGTTGATAATCTGTAACGCCAGTATTTTCAATTTCATATCTAGCAGGAATGTTACCTGAGCGCATATATGCTTCAGTTTCTCTGTTGTTGTGAACCATTTCGTGTGTATAAATTACATGCCCGTAAGTGTCTTTGAATCCAAAGCGTATTTTACCAGCACCATACCAACTATAATCCATGTATGCCATTTGTATTTTAGTAATATCTAAATTAAAGTTACTTGGACCTGTGCCGTCTGCAACATCTATATTCCATTCAGACTGTGGAACTTTGTAATCTACTGTTTTGGTAATAATGATACCATCTGTTGATGTGCCTTTATATTTTGGCTGAATAGTAATATCATTTTTACTACCAATACTTGTAACTTTATATGTTTGTCCACGTAAAACTATTAGATCTCCAGTTGACATTTGACCTATAAAGTCTGTATTAGTCCCTGATACAACATTACTACCAAATGATGCACTGGCTGTTCCACTTAATTGTTGAGTACTATTTCTTCTAACAGCATAAATGGTCTGACCATCATATTCATAGAAGAATCCGTTTTGGAAATCATATAGTCCGCAACGTACTGAACTATTTTCCCATTTCTTAGGACGGAATTGCACAACACCACTTGGGTTAAATGTTGGAGGTGTACCAGGCAAACTATATTGGAATGTAAATTCATCAATATAGGTTGTTACAGTATAGTCACCGTTGAAGTAAGAAACATCACAATCACTTATGTTAATCAACTGTCCTGCTTTGATATAGTTTGGATATTTTGTTTGTATTCTAGTTGCATAACTCAGTGTAAGTGTTGATTTATTATCATTGATATCAGTTGCAGCATCTTGTAGTTCGCTGCTTGCCCAAGCGATACTAGGTTCTGTTTTTGTATATGTACCAGTAAACTCAGTTGCACTTGTACCATAAGTTACTGCTGTAATTACAGTATCGATTAGAGTATCAAGTTCAGTTTCTTCTGTTGCACCTGCAGGTGTTCCTGCTGTGTCTTGTGTTTCTGTATTACCCGAAGTTGCTGTTACGGCTATTTCTTGTACAATGTCGCCTATAATTGCTTTTAAACGATTCAATGCTGCAAGACTTTCAGTTTGATGTGTACCATAAATTCTTGTGTTTGTGTAATACATGAACAAGATTGCGCTTTGGTACGTAGCAAAGTTACCGCCATAACTCATATCATATGCAAGAGCATATGATAACATTTCTACATCTTCAATAAGTGTAGTTGTGTCCCATGTGACATTTGGATATGTAGTATCAACATATGCTTTAATTTCTGCTTTAATGAAATCAATGTTGGCTACAATTTGGTCACGAGCAGCAAGTTGACCGCTTGTCCTACCCGAACTAGGATTTGTATATGTAGGTGCATTTGCTGCCGATCTTTGATTATCAATAATATCTAAGATCTCAGTAAAGTATGCTGTCACCCTTGTTTCTGCTGTGCTACTATCATCAACCTGTGGCAATGCTAAAATATCGTCACGCAATTTTTCAATTCGTTGATTAACCACAGGGTTCAAATATAAACTTCTTAGTTCTGCAATACCGTGGAAGTATGCTTGGAAAGTGCCGCCGAGTGCTGTTTCTAGTCTCGCACCATCTGCGATGTATCCAGTATCCCTTACACATTTATCGTCTGTTACAACACTAATCGTTTCAACTAAGATAGGAGGATTAAAGTTAATCGCCAAACTGATCTGGATACCTTTACCAGACTGATAACGGAAATATTTACGTGTTTGACGAACAATTTGTGATCCAGGAGCACTACCTGCAATAATTTCAACCCCACCGTCAAATGGTCTATGAGTAGAAGCACCATCTGGTCTAGTGTAAATTTTAGTAGGTACCAAGTGAACTGCTGTTGAACTTGTAAATGATACCGGCTCAGTTAAGTTAATGGTACTATCATCAACAACACTACTAATGGTGTATCTAGATAACTTACCAGGTGTCGTTCCAGGATCTTTCAAAATAATCTCATCACCTGCTTTATAGTATGTTAGAAAAATACTATCTGTGCCACCGTCAATTATAAATTCCCCTGATGTAACATTGACTGTAGGTGATATAGAAACTAGTCCGTTAACAGTAGTACTTTCTATTATATGATCGCTGTTAGGAATAGTGCCCCAATCTAGAGTCATATAAACTCCATCTCTTCTATTGTCAATACTATCACTTAGTTGGAGATATTTGTCATCTATAATTGTAACGTAATATGTTTGTCCGTCTACAAATCCAGAATATACTGCATTACCATTTGCATTATATACTACTGGAGTACCATCCGCAAAGTTGTGACGGTTAGCGATGTAGATAAAGTCATTGTCAGTTTGTGATGCTTGTGTAATAACTAAAGTCTTTTTACCAGCCTTAAAGTTTGTTTGAAAATCAATTTGTGTAGGATTAGGAGCTCCTGTTGATTCATATACACCGTCTAATGTGCCAATTTGATTACTAACATCTAGGAATGTTATCGCTGCTGGTGCATCGGTTACAATAATTTGTCCGTTCATTGCACCTGCGTGGTTTTGACAGACATAATAGTATGTTCCTAATGTAAATCCTTCCGGCACTGCCCAAATTAAGGTGCCGCTTTCTGTACCATTATTTGTTATACCTTCGCCTGATCCTAAAGTATTACCACTGTCATATCCTGCTGTATCAGGATCTGTTGTTTGTATCCAGAACGGATGGCCTGCTGCACTAATTGTAAATGTATAGGTATAGCCAGGTTTTACATATATGGTATCATTGTTTACACCATCTATCACATAATGTGTTGTTGCATTATTAGTAATAGTAAATGCTGTATCACCTGCTTGACCTGTTGTACCCTGCGATGTAAGATTTACTGGTACACCAGATATAGATTTTAATCTAAATCTATTGTCATCTACTACTGTAACATTGTAATCTGATCCATTAGTTAGTGATGGATATGTAAAGTCTCGAGATAGCGTGTCCATTATATAGGCATCTAGGTTTTGCAACATATTACTATCAATATTAACTGTTGATGGTATTCTAATCAATGCAGTATAATCTAAATGGTTGTATCCGTTGCTGGTAAAGTAAGCATAAGCAGGGCTATTATCTCTGCTATAAGCCATAGAATAAAAGTTAAAACTATCCCAGTTATCTTTCTTAATAGAATATTGCACTTGTAGTATACAATCTCTACCTGCTTGGTTTGTATATTGTGCTAGTCTCGCAAAACGCCAATCTGTTACCGTGCCGCCCGAGACACCATTTACGCCTACAGTTGTCCACACAGTTGGGTTAGTTGTGTTTGCATTTCGTTGGTTGATTGTATATCCACTTGTAATACTAAATTGCACTCTAAAGTTTGAATAACCATATCTGTTTAGAGGTTGTTTTGTTGCTGCACTCCAAAAATCAATTGTAGAGTCTTGCACAAATGGTGTCATTATCACGCTGTGTCCTTGACCTGAAACTGGACGGCCATTTGCATAATCTTCTACTTCACCTGTGTCATATGTTCCACTGTTCCAGTCGCCTCCTGAAATTGTCCAACTACTCCATGTGTTATCATAACCATACAAGTACATATTGAAACCTTGTGCCATAGTTGTATCACTGCTGCTTCCAGAACCATATCTAAACGGAGTGCTTTTGCTTGTTCCATCCATGGTCATATCTGCTTGCGCTGATAAAGTTTGTCTCCATGCTTCTACACCCGCATCACATGTTGATCTAAAAATTTGTAGATCACTATCAGAACTTGTGTAACTGATTTCACCTGTCGAAGTATTTGGCAATCTAGCACCAAATTCTGTATTAAGTGTAATAGTGTTGTTTTCTGCTAGTCCATGATTTGCAATAAAGAATGTATCTCTTGTAGGACGTTGTCTGAGACCAGTAAATGTATAAGTACCACTTGCTGCTGCAATCCTAATTAATGTAGTACCACTCTTAATCCTAAATCTATTGTCGTCGACAACTTCAACAATATAAGTTCCTGCTGTTAGGCTCGAAGGCGTATAGTTACTGCTGTAATTGCCCCCACCATGAGTGTAATAGTAAATTGGCAGACCAGTGTATGTCATGTTGATTGATTGACCATTTGTCAACCCGTGTCCTTCACTATAGAATGAGTATGCTTCGTCATTATCATTTAATGGTACAAAGAAGAAATCCCCTCTTCCAAAGTTCCATTGGCCGGCATAATAATAGTAACCAGTGCTTGTCCATGCCATTTCACCAGTGGACCAGTTTAAGTATGAACTAGTTGATGGATAATCATAAGATTGCTGGGTATACCTGCTGAAATCTTCTACAAAGTTAAATGAGTGCGGATAGTTGCCATGATTATCTGCCAAACTCATATTATTATTATAACTTTGTCCCCAATAAGAAAGTCCGTTAAATGTATAGTAGGGATAACCTCTCCAACCGGTACTGGTGCTTGATTTACGAGCATGTACCGGGACTGTATAATCCGGACGATTTTGCATTTTACCATACTGTGTTAATGTCAAATCCCAACCTGAGTTATTTGTTGAACCGCCAAAATTTTGTCCTCTTGTACGCCAATACATGTTATTTGTATACCATTGTGAACGCACATAAGCCATTTCATACGCAAGCATAAACACACCTTCACCGTAGGTGTAGGTGCCTTTGCTAGAAAATGCAATAGGACTTCCATTCCAAGATGATTTCAATTGGAAGGTGTTTGTTGTTGGATTAGTAACCCAATAAAAATCTAAACTGTTCAATCCGCCAATTTGAGAATCAGTGCCTGCTGGTTTGACATAAAGAACAACATCATTTTCTCTAAAACCGTGTGCGTTCCATGTAACTGTGTCAGCAGTATCACTGATTGCATCTGCATTAAATCTTAATTCATATGCACCTCTAACTGCTTTAGTATCTGTTTTTGTTCCATCTGGAGTAATATTTGCAGTTTCTGTATCAACAATATCAATTATATCAAAACCGTCTTCTGCTGTTTCTGTTGAGACTTCATCTAAAACAAGTGTTTTTGGAGATACAGTATTTAGGAAATAAAATTTTGCACCTACATCAAAACCGTGTGCTTCACTTGTTGTTACAGATAATTTACTTTGGTTTTCTGTATCAGTTTGAATTCCATCTTCTGCTACAAAGTTCACATCAGCAGCCGTATAAAATTGTCCTGGGATAATAGTTGTATATGGTGTTTTTACGTTTGCTGTGCTTGCTTGAACTCCTCTTGCTTTATATGTAAAAACATAATCAGTTTCTACATCCCCTACAAGGTATTTGCCTTCGGCAGTTAGACTTGTTAGACCTTGTACATCAATTGGAGTACCTTTGCTTATTCTATGTGGATCAGTACATGTAACACGGATGATATCTGAACCTGCTGTTGCTCGTACAATATTAATTCCTAGCAGGGTGTAGTCTCCGTTTTTACCGTAGAAACTTGGTACGTTGTTTGATAATTCTAGTGTTTCCCATTTTGAACTCTGCAATCCGTATTCAAAGTCAGTGTCAATTAGGTTTTCAGGATTACTTACACGAAACTTATGAACTGGATCAACAAAGGCCTCTTCTGGTCTAAATGTTTGCGCATCATCCTCTACGAAGATCTGCAAAACATCAGTTGCTTGCATTGCTGAACAATCGATATCTAAAACAATAGTTGTTGTTTCACTTGTTGTGTTTAATGCATGAGATGCCATTCCATTAACATTATCGTTAAACGTAAACAATGTTTGGTTTGTAGTTACGTTTGATATTAATAGGAATCTATTCCTATTAAACATTCCATCAAGAACAATTGTATTGCTACTTGGTGTAAATGCATATTTGTGTACGAGCTGTTTTGCCATTTGTAATCCTTAAATTTTACCCACCTAATGCAATAGCAAGGGCTGTTGCGTTTGTTTTTAATTTGTCAAAATCCTCAAAACTAGAACTGTTTACAGTTATGAAAACTTGTTTATTTCCAGCACTAAAGTTGACCAATGTATTGTTATTTGAACTACCATAAACTGTAGTTCTAATCACTGCGTCATTATCTGCATCGTAAGTTCCGACACCAGTTTCCCATTCGGCTGTACCTGGATTAGTTACTGCATAATCAAATGTATCACCATTCACACATACAGTGCCAAATTCTACGAAGCCAGTACCAGTGCCTGCCAATGCTAGATTTCCTGTGCCTTGACTTAGACTAACTTCTTTTACACGGTCGGATCTGATCTTAGCCATTGCTCAACTCCTTATGGGTTGTTCAATGTGATAGTTAGTGTAATACGAATTTCGTCACCATTGTTAGCAATGTTAATCGGAGCGTTACTAAATCTGTTAGCAAACATTAGGTTACCGCTTGTTGATCCAACAACAAAATAACCATAAATGTTTCCTGCTGCGCCTGTGAAACTAAATGTGACTTGCGGGTATGCTGCACTGCCCGGATCGCCTGCTGTAAAAGTAAAGTTTGACGGTGTTAGTGTAGTTGCACTATAACCGTTACCTGATACTTCTGTATAATCGCTTGCGACATCCGCGTTAGTTGGCGTCACGTCATTACTATATAATTTTAACACTAGGGATTCTGGAGCCGTGTGATTTAAGAAATTCTTAAGGGCTGTCAATTCCGCTGCGTTTGTAAATACAACTGCCATAATTATTATCCTTTTCTTTCAGTTAACTGGTTTGGTTTATGCTTTTATTTATCCTGTTAGTCAAATGTATAGAAAAATTCTACACTAAGACCTGTGCCTGATGTATTGTTTGTGCAAACAATATCAACAGTTAGATAGTCATCCGTTCCCATACTAAAGTTTGTGCTTTTTGTCACTTTAGAATTTCCGCTATTAAGGGTCAAACTTTCTGCCGAACTACCAGATTTTAACACTGAAATCTGCACATTGACATTAGATGTTGTTGAAATACGTGCAGCGATATCATTTATTGTAATGTCTCCAGGAGCATACCAACGAACACTGCCTGTTGTATTTTCTAAAGTACCGTCTTGGAAAAGTTGTACAGTTTTTGATGGTGTAGAAAATGTTAGAGTAGGATTAGGTGAACCATTTGCATCGGCCGTTATTGTTACACCATTGCCTGCTATTAGATTTAAACTATCTACACCTGATGCAGTTAATGCTGGTGTTAGGCTGCTGTCAACATGAAGATGTTTATAGAAGCCATCGACGCTTACTTTTACATCGCCACTATTTAAATTGGTTACAACAAATGCGTCTTCGTCAAAACTAAGAGTGTCTACATTATTAACTGTGCTGCCAGATACTGCTGAGTTATTAGAATTAACTTCCTGTACTGCAAGAGAACTTGCACTAGGATCAAATGTCACAATACTTTGAGTACCGTCGTCTTTTTTAATAAAAAGTTTGCCATCATATGTATTGATGGCAATTTCGCCTAATGCTAAAGCAGATGTACTCGGAACAGTGCCGGTAGAACTATTCCTTTTGTGTAATAGTTCAACAGCCATTTAATTAACTATAGGCTCCAGCATCCAATCTTGTTACTGTTGCCCAACCTCCTGTTAGAGTAAATTGATTTGAATCAAAACTTGCAAGACCTAGATCACTTTGTGCGATCCCTGTTGAATTTGCTCTAGTACTTGCTGCGTTCATGTTCAGTTTGCTTTGTACAATTGCTGCACTTGCAGATACTTTTGCGTTTGTTATAGCACTATCTTTTACTTGTAATTCATCACTACCGTTTATTTCAATAGTTGTATCGTCTACATTGACATCAAGTGTACTGCCTGTTTTGTCTAAACCAGCACCTGCTGTGATTTGTCCAGCACCTGAGAACTGTTCAAATGTAACATCGTCTGTACCTAGTGTAGGTGTACCGTTATGTGTTGCAACAAAACCTGCATCAGCATGAACAGTACCTTGCTCTACGAAGAAGAATGTACCACCTGTCATTTCTGCTGCTGTATCTGCATCAGGTGCTCTTGTTAGAACAAAAGCACTTACACCATCTACACCTACAGTGGTAACTTTATAGATACCGTTTTCTGTAGCATCACTTTGGTTTTTGACAAGCACTCTATCATTTTGTACAAGTGTAACACCGTCTAATGTAATTGCTCCGTTTGCATTGCCAGTTAAAGTTCCTGCTGAATTATTATATGTGGCAGTTAGGTTTGCTGTAGTTGCTGCTTTAACTGATTCTTTAACATCAAGTCCTTGAGCAACTTGGTCGACGTATTTTTTGTTAACAAGTGTATCATCGTCAAATCCTGTGCGACCTTCATAACCCGACGGCACTTTTACAACACCTTCACCATTTGGTGAAAGATCTAAATTACCGTCTGTGTCGGTTGTTGTGATTGCATTACCGTCAACTGTGATATTATCAACATCTAAACTTGTTAAACCGTTTATATCAGTAATAGTTGTGCCAAGTGCTGTTGCATCAGAACCAATTGTGATGCTATCATTTGCTAGTTTAGCATTCGTAACATTAGCATCAGTAATTTTTGCTGTAGTCACTGCGTTTGATGCAAGTTTTGCTGTCGTGACTTGACTGTCTGCAATTTTAAGAGTTGTGATTGCGTTGGTTGCAATTTTAGCTGTTGTGACATTACCGTCGGCAATTTTACCTGTTGTGACGTTAGCATCGGCAATTTTTGTTGTAGTAACTGCACCAGTAGCAAGTTTGGCTTCGGTGACATTAGCATCAGTAATTTTTACAGTAGTTACTGCATCATCGGCAAGTTTTGATGTAGTAACATTAGCATCGGTAATTTTTGCTGTTGTGACAGAGTTAGAAGCAAGTTTTGCATCTGTGACATTTGCGTCAACAATTTTAGCAGTAGTTACAGAATCATCTGCTAGTTTCGCAGTTGTAACATTTGCATCAGCAATGTTTGCTGTTTCAACTGCACCGGCAGCAAGTTTGGCTGCTGTCACAGCATCGTCTGTTATCTGTGCAGTATCAATGCTTGCGGCTGTAACTGCTATAGTGCTAGTGCCCGCTGCATCGTCATATGTAATTGTAATTGATTGTCCTGCAACAACACTTCCGCCTGTAATATCTTCGATATATTCTTCTAGTGATGTGTTAGCATCTCCTACATAGATGTTTCCAATGACGGTTTTACCAGTTCCGTTTGGGGAGATTGTAATGTTACCATTTGTATCAGTTGAACTAAACGTGTTTCCGTCTAGTTTTAAATTATCAACATTCCATTCGCTAATCTTTTTGTTAGCGTCAAGCAATGCTGCTGCACTTGCTGTAGCAGTACCAAGTGTATGGTCCATCAATCCAGTGTAGTATTCTCCGCCGATCTTAATTGGAGTGTTAGTATTAGTAGTTGGATCACCAATCATTAATCTGCCGCCGTTACCCCCGGCTGCACTGTCTGTGTTGCTTGTATCGTAAATATATACAAATTCACCTTGGTCTAGTGTAGAAGGTAAGTTTGCAGTATTAGTACGTTTAATCTGTAAAACTGTTGCCATTGTTTTTTCCTCTAAAGCTGATGCTAAACATATTTATTAAAAAGATCCTCCGTTTAACCGTAAGGTTCCTGTTGTTGTGTCAATATTGTTAGTTGCTTGCCATTCAGTGCCGTTGTATTGCAATAAAGAGCCTGCATTTGGATTGTTTGCAGACACGTCATTTAAATCTGCAAGGTTTGATGCGCCTCCGCCACTACTATTGCCTACTTGAAGTTCAGACCAATTTCCTGCATTGTTAGGCATTTCTCCTGTGGCTTGGTTTCGTGATTCTCCTGATAGTAGTTCGTAGGTATAATATTTGCCGCCTGTAAAACCAGTATAGGAGTTTGCTACAAAAACAATCATTCCAGGTTGTAGTCTTTGTCGCGGAATATCCTGAAGCGTATCTCCTGTTACGCCTTCTACATATTGTAAGCCGCCCCTTAATTCGTTTGATAGAGCAATAGGATGATCACCATCCGGGCTCCAAGTCCCAGGCCATGTATTTCGTGTTAAACCATCATAGTTTGCCATTAACTAATCCTTACATATGTGTTGCCAGGCTGCAATACTATACCATACAAATTGTAGGTCACTGGACTATAATCTGATGGCGCATTGTCTGGCGCTAAATTTAATGTTGCAGTTGTTTTACTAACTGAACTTAATAAACTGCTAGTTGCACCTGTTTCAAACGTAGATGGTTGAGTAGCAAAAGAACTTACACCAAACCAAAATACTTTGGGAACATTTGCACTATTGGTTATTGTTGTATTTATTGAGCGTCCGTGATGTGCTGTAGTGGTAACGTCACTATGAAAAACATTTCCGTCTACAACATCTGTTCTTGTAGGAACATCTGTAACACTGTCACTGAAATAATAAAAACTAGGATACTGCCACACTGTAGAAATTGTAGTTTGCGATGTATCAGTATCAGTTACTGTATAAGAAGTCCCTGTTACACCTTGTGGTCTTGTAAAGTCCACACTCAAAGCCAATGTTCTGCCGGTGTTGTTATCTTTATGCAAGGGTGTAGTAAAATTAAATGTCCCACTACCACTTGCATTTGTTACTGTACCACCTGTAGGCGTAACAGTTGCACTATAGTTCGAACTATTTGCAATACCCGAAATATTGACATTATATCCTACAGAAGTTATAGTTGATAAGAAAAGTGTATTAGGTGCTGACTGCATTGATATTAATGCATTAGCGTTTGCCCAATTTGCTCTAGCAACAACAGGATTACTAAACGTAATCAAATCATCGTTAGCATCTACAAAGTTTACTGTAGCAGATGCACTCCCGCCCGAAAGTGTAGTAGAACTAGATCTAATAAATCCATCGGCTTGATTGGTAAAAGTTTGTGTCCAGTCTACACCGCCTGCTGGTGCCGGCGCAGGGGCCGTTGAAAAATATGAACCAACATTAGCAGGATCACCATTAGCAAGAACAAATCCTACTTGATTAGATAGACTATAGACTTCGGCAACATAATTTGAAGTAAAATCATCCGGGTTATCAACTGTTACAGAAAACTGTGTTGCCACTTCATCCCACTGTAAATTTGTTTGTGATGCAGAACAGTTAGGAGTAAAAGATGCTATCTCTAATTCTAGTAAATCATTAGTGTTAATAAACACTTCACGTATTGTGTATTCAACACCATCTTCATTAAAAATTGTACCTACTCTAGAAGTGCCGCTGCCTGAAAACTTTAATCCATTAGATGATGCACTCCCTCCGCCACCGGCTACATCACTAGAAATAATAGCACTAGGTGCCCATTCTGTGCCGTTCCATTTTAAATACATGCCTGAAGTTAACGTAACGCTAGTGTCGACATCATTTAGATCATTGATACTTAGAGTTTGACCTCCACCGCCCGAACCTGTTGCCAATGTAGCAAAAGAAAAGTTTCCTTGTCCATCTGTAGTAAGCACCTGTCCATTTGTACCATCTTCAATACCTAGTTGTGTAAGACGTTCAGGCAAATCTGCTTCTAGTCTAGTGATTCTAACGTCTTGAGATGTTTGTGTAGTTGTGATTGTTCCAACAGTGGTTGTTAATCCTGCAATCGAATCAGCATTATCTTGTATTAAATCTGCTTGAGCCGAATGTTTGGTGTTAAGATCTGTTATTGCTGTATTTGCAGTTGCAATATTAGCAGTATTGGTCGCAGTCGTTGTTTTTAATACTGCTATGTCAGATGCGTTTGACTGTGCCAATCTATTTTCTAACGTTTCGATATCAGTTTCATTTGCACTTACCCTTATAGTAAGGGCCGAAAGGTCTGCTGTAAGTGTTGTTACATTACCTTCAATGGTTGTGATATCTCCTTCAATGGTTGTGATATCTCCTTCAATGGTTAGAATATCGTTATTGATAGTAGTAATGTTGTTATTAATAGTAGTAACATCGCCTTGCAGATTTGTAATATTTGTTTGGTTTGTTGTATTGTTTTCTACAAGAGTAGTTTGTGTGGCAGTTAGATTAGTTATATTACTCACGGCAGTGTTGAGTGTACTTGTCATGTTTGTAATATTAGTTGTGTTGTTACTAACCGCAGTATCTATTCTTGTAATGCTAGTTGAATTATCTTCAATAGTGTTTTCAGCAGCATCTATTCTAGTTGTGTGTTCTAAGGTAAGAGAATTTAAGGTAGTAATGCTTGAAGCATTACTTGCAATATTAGTTGTGTTGGTTGTAACAGAACTGTTTAGATCAACTACATCCTCTTTTAATTGATCTATGTCGCCTTGAATTGTTTCTACATCTGATACTAAATCATTATTGTGTATCCAAAGACCATTTGTTGCACTATACATTAGAACTGCATTATTTGCAGCATCTCCTGATGTTACATTTGACAAGTCGCCTAATTGAGCAGGAACATCTCCTAGTTCATCAAACTTTCCATCAACATAAGAAGTTGTTGCATATTCTAATCCTAGATCAATGCCTGCTAAAACTGTTGACCAATCTATACTATCTAGATCTACAGTAGCTATAGGTTCTACTCTAGTACCGTCTGCATTACGCATTACTGTGCCAGCAGGTATCTCAAGACGTCCACTTGTATCTTCTTTTAGTGTAAGGTTGCCTAGATAGATTGTTGTACCAGACAAATATAAATCACGCCATTTTTTTGTAGAGTGTCCTAGATCTTGCTCGCCTGATACTGCTGGTCGTAAATGATGATTAGCATTAAGTGTTAGAATATTTCCAGAGTATGTAAATGGTAAACTAGCATCACCAATTACAACACCACCAGGTGTCACACCGTCACTAATACGGAGTGCTCCTAATTCATCTTTTCCGAAAAATATATCGCCAGGATCGCCAACAAAACTTGTTTTATCGGCCATCGGTCGGTAACCAAACCCTAGTCTATAAATGCCCCCGGCCAATGCTCAACCCCCTATGCTATTTCATCCTCTTCTGGCTCGTCAGTTAGTTGAGATATTGCAACAGACTTTTTGCCCTGTTCTGCTTTAGCAAGTTCTAGTTCTTGCTGTTGCGGGGGGATCATTGCATCTGGCTTCTCGCCTGCGTCTGGCTCGTCAGTTAATGGCATATCAATCTCAGGATCTCCGTCACCGTTGATCTTGATGTTAATAGGCACATTAATTGTAAATTCTCTTGCTCGCATTAGGTTATTCTTCTTTTGCTGCTTCTTTTTTAGCAAGTTCTTCTGCTTCGTCCCAAACTGTACTGCCTCCGTCGGCTCCTTCAGGTTGAAGTTGACCAAGTTCTTCTGCAAGTGCTTTTGTTTGTGCTTTGTTATCCCACACTACATGTTTTTCCCAAGCCATTTGATATCTCCTATTATGTTATTATTTATTATAATTTAAGGACTTCTAAAATTAAGATGAGTTTGATTATCCATTTCGTGCAGTATGCCTTCAGCAAACACACCCATTTCGTGTGTGCCCGACACAGGAGTTAACTGCATTTGGATGTCAAAGGTTGATTACAGTTCAATCCAGTTTAGGCTGGCACGAACACTACCAATATTTTGTCCGCTGAGTATGCCTATGCTGAGGAAGTCTCCTGGAGGAATGCTCAAGTCTAGATTGGTTAAATCCCATGTGATATTGCCGTTGATGGGCAAGGTGAACACTCCCAATGGTTTGTGATTGGCAATGGTTATGTCTCCGGACACAATGTCTCTGCTCACGCTACTGTGTGTGCCTACTGAAGTCCATTCGCTAGTGCCTGTGTGAGTACCGTTTAGGAACAGATACACCACCGCAGGGTCATTGCCCTGGAACGCTATGCTCATTGACTTTAACTTCATCAGTCGTAGATTGATCTTGTCCTTGTAGATCCGTTTGTTTTTGAAACTCACAATATGGTGTGCTGTGGTTGTGGTATGACCTAACGAAGACTTTTCATTGCTGGGATAGCCAACACTAAAAGTATTGTCCTTGGCTATACCTTCCAGTGCTATCATCATACTAGCACCTGAACAGTGAGCATCTGTAACAGTACTGCCTGTGAGGTTAGCCGCCACATAACCAATCTTGAAACAGGGGTTGTCTGTGTGAACATCTGTGACACGACCGGAGAAGTGACTGTGATGTACAAATATCATATCGCCTGTGAGGGGATTTTCAACGGCCCAACGTATCTCACCTGCTCCCAACCAACGGAAGTTGATCTGAAACACATTCAGTTTGGTAAAGTCAAGTGTGACTCCGCTTGGACCTGTGCCGTCCATCTTGTCCACGTCCCAATCTTCTTGGTAGGTCCATGTTTCTGTTTGTGCCACGCCTGCTTGTGCTGTTGCTATTGTATAAGTGCCTGTGCCTGTGGCTGTGAACGCACCTGCTTTAGCACCAAGGCTGGTGGATAGGAAACGCACTTCGTTGCCCAACTGTTCTGTGATCCAACCTGTGAATGTTGCCGCGGCTATGGTTGCCGCCACTGTTGTGGTGTTGGTTGAACTGATAGCAACCACTGTGGCTACACCGTTGAGTGTGATTGTAACATTGCCTGTGCCGCCTGCTGTGACTGTTAGCGTTTCAATGTGTGCTTTACCACCGTTGGCAATCATTACACCAAACTTGCCTGTGGCCGAATCACGGCCAAACTGCATTGCCTGTTCCTGTGCGAACAAGCCTGCTCTCAGTGTAACGCCTGGGTTCACTCCTTCGCTGACGCCTTCAAACATTGCTGTGAATCTTGCCATCATACCCTGTCCAGGACGATAACGAGCAACACGATTGCTTCTTACCACACCGTAACCATAAGCACCCGTGCCCGTGTGTGTTTTCATCAATGTGCCTGTGCTTTCAATAAAACCTGTGCCAAAGTTAAATGTTTCAAACTCGTAAGGATCGTCTATGCCATACAAGCCGTCCAACTGTATGATAGGAGTGACGGGTACTGCGATGTTTTCACCAAACGCACTGTATGCCGCGGCATTACCACCGTGGGCAATATTAGTAATACCTACACGTAGAGTGGGTTGCCCATTGCTGTTGTAGTCTAGAGCGTGAATTAGATCATTGGTGTTAGGCTCAAATGTATGAGTATAGTTCGTGCTGTTTGGATTTAGATTTGGCACAGATTATAGCCCCCATTTGTTTGATAGATAGTTTTCCACGTTAGAATATTCTGTACTAGTAAGAACTCTATTGAATATAATAACTTCTGCAACATAGCCACTGAGTCCACCTGTTTGCGCATCATTGTCTCCAATGTAGAATGTGCCAGCGGCTCCTGTGGTTGCTGGAACACTACCTGAACTTGCTGCTGTGCCTGCTGTGGTTTTGTCCAGTCTATAAGTTAAACTTGTGCTACCGCCATCATATATCAATGTGTGTTGATGCCAAGTGTCTGCACTAACGGTTGCATCTGTGGTTCTTGTGTATCCGCCACTCATTGTAAGTTTCATTGTGCCACCATCACTGAACATACCAAAGTCTGCTGTGTCAGTGTCAGTCATATATTCTGTGCCTGTTGCTGTAAGAACGTTGCTTACAACAAAGATTGTAAATCCTGTTGCACCGTTCAATTGAGTAAACGGATTAACATTCAAGTTGTCATTGCCATCAAATTCAATATAACCATATCCGTTTTGTAGTGTTGTGTTTTCATATGTAGGTTTAGCACTGCCGCCGTTAGGATTAGCATTGTGAGCAAAGTTAGATTTGTCTGTCCATTGTGTGATCTGTCCTTCGTCTGTAGCACTCGGAACATATGTTGTTGTGTCAGCACCATCGTACCAAATCTGTAGGTCAGCAAGTGAATCACCGCCAACTGATTCCTGAATACTTTCTGGTGCAGCAATAGCACCTACTGCAATCCACGGACGTTTTTGCAGCAATCCATCAGGGTTTGGATTGTCATCTGCTCCTGGAACGTTGCCATTGTATATGTCCGGCAATGAACTTATATCGTATGTGTTGTTTGAACGATAATAGTTTACTGTATCATTGTCAGTGCCATCGTCACTCCATGTGCCGTATACACCTACAACACCACCCGGATCGTCCGTGATAACTCTGCCTTTGCGTTTGGCTTGAGCATATTCTAATTTAGCAACCTGTCTTTCTTGTTTAGTTGCGAGTGTTGATATACCGTTCGCTGCCATTATTCGTATCCTCTCGGGTCTTTTACTCTAATATCTGCAGGATGCTTAGGCTTATTAGGGCCGCCGCCAGCTAATGATGTTATTCTATCTACATTGGCGACAATTTCATTAGGAGTATTACTATACATTCCTTGTGAAGGATTGTCAATCATATCTTGAACCATGTGCTTACCGTCTTCTTGGTCCATCTTTTCTTGGGCATCAATATAATCAATTAGGCCACGTAATATATCTTGAATTCGCATTTATAACTCCTATACACTATTTAGTTAAATACGGTATGTTCAAACTTATAAAAAAATGGTTGCATGAATATAACAAATATCAAAAAGACATGAGAGACATGGGATATTTTTATCATATACACGGGTGGGGCGTATACTCACACTTTGATAGAGAAACCTATGAAGCATGGCTAAGTAAAATGCATGATAGACACAAAACCATTCAAACAACTTCTAAGCACACTAAAGAGTGAAGGAAAATACAGAGTTTTCAACGACATTGTTAGAGAACGAGGAGATTTTCCTAAGTCTATCTGGTATGGCCCTTACAGTATAAAAAATATTATAAACTGGTGTTCCAACGATTACCTCGGTATGGGCCAACACAAAGTTGTGATAGATGCAATGCACACAGCATTGGACCAGACAGGTGCTGGCTCAGGTGGTACTCGCAACATAGGCGGTACATCTCACTATCACGTCGCACTAGAACATGAACTTGCCCGTTTGCATAGCAAACCCCAGGCTCTATTGTTTTCTAGTGCTTATGTCGCAAATGAATGGAGTCTAATCTCCCTAAGCAAGATCGTTCCCAACATTGTGTTTTTGAGTGACTCAAAGAATCACGCAAGCCTCATACAGGGTATCCGACACAGTGGTGCGCCTAAATCAATTTGGACCCACAACGATATGGACGAGTTAGAATCTCAACTGGCGAAAATTTCCACGCTGAACCAAACACCTTGTATAGTGTTCGAATCCGTGTATAGCATGGACGGTGACGTATCGCCTGTTGAGACTATTTGCGATCTAGCAGACAAGTACGGTGCTATTACCTACATTGATGAAGTCCATGCGGTAGGATTGTATGGAGAGCATGGAGCAGGTTATCTAGAACTATTAGGTATTCAAGATAGGGTAGACATCGTAAATGGAACACTTGGAAAAGCATTTGGCGTTACAGGCGGGTACATAGCGGCTGATTCATTAGTCATCGATGCAATTAGATCAGTGGCAAGCGGGTTTATCTTTACCACTTCGCTAAGTCCTGTCCTTTGTGCTGGTGCGTTGGCCAGTATCAAATATCTATCGGACCACAACGAACTTCGTCTTCGGCATCAGGCTCAGGCAAACAAATTGAAACAAGAATTTGCTAAGGTCGGAGTAGAAGTACACGATAAAGCCTGTACTCACATCGTACCTGTAATGGTTAGAGATGCTTTAAAATGTAAAGGTTTGAGTGATAGGTTGTTAGATGACTATGGAATATATGTACAACCTATCAACTACCCAACTGTTGCTGTAGGAGAAGAGCGTCTTCGCTTTGCTCCTACACCTTTACATAACGATTCAATGATATTAGACTGTGTAGATGCAGTCAGAAAGGTTATAGATGAATATTAAAAAGATGTTTTGGGCTGGTGCCGGCTTTACATTACTAGGGATTGCATATTTAGGAGTAATACTTCCGGGTCTACCCTGGAGTATCTTTGTAGTTATGTCGGCCTACTGTTTTGCAAAGTCTAGCGATCGTATGCACAATTGGCTTTACAGCCATAAGTTGTTCGGTCCGTTTTTAACAAACTGGGCAACAAAGAAAGTGTTTCCTCTTAAACTAAAATATTTTATGATTGCTACTATGGCAACCACAGTTGCGTTCACTTATTTTGCAACTGGCAATGAAAAAGCTGCACTATGGACAGGAGGTTTTATGATCCTTGTTGCTGTTTACTGTTGGAGATATCCTAGCACTACAGAAGAATACGACAGACGAAAGGCTGCTGGTGAAAAGATTGCGTGGTTCAAATGAGTGGCGAGTTTGAAGTATGGTCGGTGCAGGAACTTTTCGAATCTGAACTAGAGGGTATTGAAGAAATGCTAGAAGAAACAGACGACGAAACCATAAAGCTAATGCTCGAACAAACCAAGTTATACCTAGAGGCAAGGTTGAATGGATCTCTCTAGATTAAAAGCACAAGTACAGGCTTACGACGACAAATACAATAGCACCCATTGGGTATATCAAGGTACATTAAACGACATTAGTATCTTTGACCCTTTTTCCCACACAGACCTTGCCGGTATGGATTTTTTAGAAGACTGGCAAAAAGGAACATTGTTGCGTAAAATGGTCAAGCAATATAAATTATGGCTAGATCTAAAACAAGGAAAAACATTCTTTGGTAATTGTGTAATAGTCTTATGGGATGACATGCCTTTTCTAGCACCTGGTGGTAATAGAGCAATGTTTGCAAGTCAGTACCCTGATATGCCTTGCCTATACATCCTGCAGGATTACACAGGACTAGCACAAAATTTTAATGCACCTTTAAAACGTTTGGTAGATAGTGAATTTCCTATACATGACAATTTTAAAACACCTATAGTCAACACAAAAACAAGGAACGGAGAACAGAGAATCTTGCTAGACTGGGAGCAATTTGATTGGCAAGAAGAACTTTATGAGGAAGCAGTAACTATGAGTTACAATCCACAAGTGATTGAATATGAAGATAGATTTGAGTGTGAAGTTGAAGGTGTTGCGTTTCTTACTTTTTGGAAACTACCAGGAGGTTTAGTACGTCCTGAATTTGGTTGAGAGGATAACAAATGCTATCCTCTCAGTTCGTGTGTATGATTACTTACGCTGCCAAATTGCGTATAGTACCCAGATTGCAATCAACCCCATTAGGCCTTCTGCACCAAGTGTACCGAGCATTGCGCTTACATTTGCAACAACGCTTACTTCTGGGAAGAATGGAATAGCACCTACGCCTAGTACTTCTACAATGATCATCAATGCTGCAAGGCTTACACCTAGTTCTGCTAGAGCGCCTGCCCATCCTTTTACTTTATTTAAGATATCCATATGTTATCTCCTTCTTGTTGGCTACAATCAGCATTTTCTTGCTGATGTAAGTTTACTTAATTAACAAAATGTAACAATTATGTTATGCTTTTTGAATTAACACTACACTAAATTACCCAATTCTGTTGTAAAAGTAGCACATAATTGCCATCTTTTTTATAGCCATTGCTGCCAACTAGGGTGCTTAACTTGAAAATCTAACTGTTTGCGTTTTGATACTAGTTCATAGTAATCGGGTTCATATGGTTTGATTTTTGGTTTCATGATTGTTTTATTGCTCTTTTGAGTGTTACATTTTTGACATGCTGCAACAATATTTTCCCATTTTGTTCTGCCTCCTTTTGAAAGAGGTATTACGTGATCTAGTGTGAGATCCTTGCGAGCAAATTGATTAGAACAGTATTGACAATGGTAAAGATCACGTATGTATAAATTTGTTTTACTAAACCTAGGCCGTCGCCGTCGCCGCATAAATTCTTTTAACATGATAACACTGGGTACACGAGTTTCCCAATTTGCACTGCTCACAACCCAATCGTCGTACCAATCAAGCACAGTACATTTATCTAGATACATGTAGGTGATTGCTTCTTTCCACTGAATAGCGGACAAAGGTAGATAACTCACAGGTTGTGCATCGGCGTTCAACATTAATACGTCAGACACTGTTTTTATTCTCCTAATCAATTTTATTTATAATTGTGCTTTCAGTTGTTCTGCTAAAAGTTCTGCTGCATTCCTTGCAGTGTTTATCCCTGTATGGCCACTAGGACCCTCATCTCTTGATGCTTCAACGTCTCTAGCCCTATCTACTTTTTCAACCATAGGAATGTCAGGAACAAGTTGTGTTGTGCGCTGGAACCATGTGCATTCTGCATAGGCTGTAACTGACTTCCACATCAGTCTATCTGTTTCGATATAAAACTTACTGCGGTTGTGCCAATATGCCTGTGCGTTAAATCTTCTATTGCGATAATAATGGTCATCCATGGGGTGCAATGATATACCCTCTCCGCTATCTTGTAAAAAAGTATACCTATCAACATTGGTCCAACAGTGTACAATAGATTTAGGCACAGGATAGTTTTTGCGAAGTATTGTACTATTCCAACAGTTATGATCAACTGCACTGCCGCACACACCTAGATTGATTACAGGTATATCAATAATTGCTTCTAGTTGCTTTGCTACAGTGTCTTCTTCTGCTAGTCCTTCTCCGTAGGTATAGGAACACCCAAACATTACAATTGAGTCTGGCCAATATACGTCATTTAATTCTTGTGTTCTAAAACCTTGACTGTTGTGTTTATAGCGAATAGGCTTGGTATGATAAATCCAATCACTAGGCAAAGCTTTACGATTACGTTTAAATTTCTCTTCTGTGTCGCCAGAGAAAAAAGGCTCATCAATATAGGGCTCTTGGAAAAGAGACATTAAAGAATCTGTTAACATAGCCATATTTATAGCGTGGTTTTTTCCTGTGCCACACAAACGGCTTGCATACCATATGGAAAGTATCCACCTTGGCCGCCTACATCTTGACTGAGTACTTCTCTTGCTCGAAAGCATTCATACATATCTGGAAACGTATGACCAGGACCATATGCATTCACAGCATATACGTCCTGTCCTTGTATCATAATATAGACCAATGTCCAAACTACGTTCACGCTTTTTCACCTTTTTTTACTTCGCCCTGGTATTCTTCTAGTATCTCATTTATTTTATCTTCTTGCAAACAATTCACTGCCATTATTGGCATAGGTTTCTTGTATTCCATAACTAGTTTTTGGATATACTTTTTTTGATCTTCTTTGTTGTAAACACTGGCCATACACTCATCTCTAGTGTCAAATGTAGGGTCTGTGAAAATGTAAACATCACCTGCCATGGTTTGAAACAAAACTACGATTAACCACTTCATCCTTTTTCTCCCTCTTTAGGCTCTTCATCCCAAGGCTGTTTACCCCCATAGGGTGCAAAGTCTCTGCCTGACTGCATTAGACATGCTACACCATCACCATAGATGTTGATAATACTATAGGTTCCTGTGTCTTGATTAACAAAGAAAAACATACCGCCAGTAAATGGTTGTCCATTGGCAGTTGCAAATTGCAATCCTGTGCCTGTGAAAAGCATTGCTTCTTTGTATTTTTTGGGAGTGTTCATTACATCTTCCCATGGTCCACAAAACTGTGTTGTGATGAACATTTTATCTTGGCTTTGAGCGACTGCCATAGCCGCAGAAACTAGCAAGATAAAACATGCTGTTGCGGCTATTTTTAACATGATCGTCTCTCCTAAATAAACTTGGCGAACATTTTATTCCCTATTAATTCTATAGCACGATACCATTGAGCATCTCCGCTCATAGTCAAAACTTGATCTAGTTCTAAATCTCCTAATAACCAAAAACCTCGTTTGAATTCACTATCTAATTGTCCAGGACCCCATACACTAGCCCCTGTCGTCAATCTAAAGTACGCAGGTTGTTCTCCTGATGCTAGTCTATGTATCATCTCCGTGTCTGAGGATATGTCTAAAGCGGCTTGTGTATGAAATGTGTTTTGACTTTGAAAGTCTGGAGTATGAACGAGACTTACCGCGTTCTCGTTCACAGGCCCTCCTCGAAAAACCTTAATATCATCATACCCACAGTTTACACCAACCTGTGCAGCCATATGCCTAAGAGTAATAGGGGTAGGTTCATTTAGAGCAACGCCTGCTGTACCTTGAGGCCCGTCCTCGTAAATATATACAACACTTTTAGAGAAAAATCCCTGTTGTATATTAGGACGAGCAACTAAAAATTTTCCAACTCTATTGGAACTAACTCCAATCTGGAAGCGGCCCACCATGCGCTTTACCTTTTATTTTCTTACCGCCAACTTTTACTCTACGTTTTCCAATCTTGTGGCTTTTATTCCCTGACCGTGCCATAAGACCTTTGCTCTTGCAACTTGCTCTTGCACTAGCACCGATGTCGCTTTTCTTTTTGCAGGTACTGGCTTTTGCCCCTGTAAACAATTCATCAAGGTCTTTGTCGTCTAATAAGAGTTGTTCTATTCTCATGCAATTATTTATCGGTAATTGCTGTCAAATTCTCTAGGTGCTGGTATTGAGAACGTAAGAGCGTTTCGTGGTCCTTTTGTTGTTCCTAAACTGATTATTCCTGATTTTTCGTGATATTCGATTTTTGTAATTTCTGCTGGTTCTTTCTTTTTGCCAACAAGAATGGTTTGCCCTAGTTCTAAGTCTAGGGAAATTGAACGTAATTTACTCATTTTAGGATACTCCGTTTTAGGTGACAATCGTCACACAAATATTTATATAAGTACAGTATGTCAGAAAAAGGTTTATATTTTATCAGCAAACAAAAGCTTACCTACGGGCGTTGGCGAGCAAAAGACGCAGAACGAGGTTTGATAGTTGACAGTCGCGATCGTCTAGTAGCAGTTGTACCTAAAAAACAACCTACCATTACAGTTGATTCAGCCATACGCATTGGAGGTAACACATCACCTTGGCCTGACCTATCAGAAGAATGGATCTATGACGATGAACACGAAGGCAACGTGGCTCTAATTGCTTGTGCTCCTGAACTCCTAGCCGCACTCAAAGAGGCGGCGTATCACTTGGATCGAGCGGGCATACCTTTGCATGACGAGTATTATGACCTAATCAATCGTGCTAGTACTGGTGTTGCTGAAATTCGTGCAATCTCGCCTGGTCACGCTCCCGCTGCGGCCAACCCTCAATCTGCTGAATGTTCCACCAATCACGCTCCAACACCTGACGATTGTGCTCAAGAACGTGCAAATGACGGAAACGCCAAGCAATCCGTTCACGATGGTTCATACGAGAGAGATCTCTAACTAGATCACGTAGGCTGTTGATCATAAGGGCTGTACGACGATAGGGATTGGGTTCCCAGTCCCATGACATGTCTCCAAAGTAGTCTTCATAGGTTCTAAAGCCCAGTTCTCTTATGCGATGATTAACACCTGGTGCACCTTGTATAACACAAGGCAAGAAGTAGTACATAGGATAGTAGGTTTTCTCTGAGTAGGTCACTGCTTGATCAAGATGGTCAACCGGATGTGGTTCTGAGTCTACTCTAGTTTCCTGTACGATTTGAAAACACGCTCGTCTTGCGTTTGAGCGTTGATCGTGATAGGTCCATAGTTCGTTAAAGTCGTGTTGATCTATGGTTCTTGGTAGACTTTTGCGCCAACGCTTGTACTGTTTGTTTATCTTGTCTCCAGGTACTCTTACTACATCCCAAACTGCTGCGTTCATTTCTATATAGTCTAGAGGCTCGTGTACATAACCATGTGAGTATAACAGTGACTCACCATAGGTACGCTGTGCAAAAAACGTAGCAAATTGACGCAAGGGTCTGGTTATGCGACTCTGCATCAGCACAGGATGTGTTGGCGTGCAACGATTGCAAGCACTCGCAAGAGTTTCTTCTCCGCCTAGGTTTTGTATGGTTCCTGTTACCAGTGGTATGCAAGCCTGTAGTACCAGCACCTGTACATAAAAACCTGTAGAGTGGTAGTATCTATCTCTGTTTGCATAGTCTTCTAGGTTGCCTGATAGATATAGCACGTTGCGTTCGGGTATGCCCCAACGTTCACATGACTGTTGAATCATTTCAAAATGATTGTTGCGCCACTCTGTGGGAACAAAACCTTCGTCTGATCTGTCCCATACCACAAGGTGCGATCCCTGTCGAGCAAGATCTACTAGCCTAGGATCCAGTCGACCAAACAAATCAAAACCCACAAATCCTTCTCGTGGATACTGCACATTGTACTGTGAGAATGAACGGTATGGCCACCCATCTGTGCGACTCCACAACCAGTTTTCGTGGACACTTACACCAAACTCTGTGGGTATAAAGTATTCCCATGGACGTCTCGGTCCCTGCGAGTGTTCTGCCCTCACATCATAGATGTATTTCACTCTGAGAATAGATCCCAATCTTCTGAGTCATCGTCTGACCAATCTGCATCGTCACTCCATACAGTGCCGTCTTGAGGAGCAAGCAGAGGATCTGAATCAGGCAAAGGAATGATCAACTGTTTCTCGTCCCAATACTGCCAAAATGCAGTTTCTATGCTCGCATACAACTCAACCAGTTCTGAGTCTGGCATATGTGCAACTCCCACAAACCCTGTGTGATACCAATCCCATATGCGACTGTAGTTGCCCTCGTTACAGTCATACCATGCTCGTGTGCATACTGTGCTTGATACACGATATTCTACAAGTTCTCTAGTCAGACGTTCTGCGGTGTGTTTACAAATGATATCCATGTTGTGTTCTCCTACAGTTATTTATCGCCAGACTCTAAATAAAACACCCAGTTTTTGAGTATAAATACTACCATGAACTACATTGCACAAGATAGACGTTCCATGTATGCACCTATGGAAAACCGTATGACTGTGGAAGATCCCTTTAGTTCGCTAATGCTCATAGACATCATGGCTACAGAACTATGTAATTTAACCTGTGAGTTTTGTCCTAGAGCACACGGCTATCCAAACCAAAACCTACATATGGATTTGAGTATCGTAGACCGAGTCAGCAGAGATCTAGCCAACAGTCATTATCAAAACAGAATACTATACTGCGGCTTTGGCGAAAGTTTGTTGTACCGAGATCTTACGGCGAGCATACGTCTATTCAAACGTCATATGCCTTGGCAGGAAAACATACACCTAGTAACCAACGGTGATAGGCTTACACTGGCGAAGATGCAGGAATTGCGAGATGCAGGTGTAAACAAGTTCTTTGTATCAATGTATGATGGTGCACACCAAGAAGATCATTTTCGAGAACTTTTTGAACGTGCAGGTGTTGACGTCTCATGTTACATACTTCAGCACTACTACAAACCACCAGAAGAAAACTATGGCTTTCTTTATCTAAGCAACAGAGCAGGTTATTTGTTTGAAGAAGAACAGGTCACGCTAGGTTGCAACATTCCATTCTATGCAATGAGTTTACATTGGAACGGAGATGTATTACTGTGTTCGCATGATTGGGAAAAGAAACAAGTGATGGGCAATGTAATGACCACGAGCATAGTAGACATTTGGTTACACTCAAAACGTCTATGGGAGTTTAGACGTAAATTGGCCAAAGGTAGAACATGTGATCCTTGTAACCGTTGTAACATCAAAGGCGTACTATATGGAGATAGTTCACGAGAGACACTGATGGAGGCCCCGCTGTTGATTCCAACTGAACCGCACCTGAGTTAACTACACCACTGGCCCCGCTGTTGTATAAGTAGAACTATGCAGAAAACATACGATCTCCTAGACGAATGGGGCAACCTTGTACAAGAGAATCTTCCCACATACGAAGCAGCCTTTGACACTGCACTACACCTGAACCTCCGTGACTGGGACATAGTTGTTCGTGAAGTAAGTAGTGTACGAGGCTACGGGAGAGATCCTGATCTACACTAAGGGAACGGCAGTTCAAACTATAACAGTACTAGTAGTAAAGACTGTAGTAGTAGTGTAGTGGAAATATTCAACGCTATTAGAAGAGGTAGTTGAGAGATTGAGGAAGTATTTGAACTATGCCTGCCGCGACCTCAGCCAAAACTTTTTTCTAGCGTTATAAATCTTTGAAACTATTAGAGAAATTCACTTTTAACGTGAGATTCACCTGGTCAAACGGTGTCATTTGACGCTTCAAACGGTATCGATTTCAATGGCTTACACGGTGATCCTCAGGTGGCCCCCCAGGGGCCTCACATGGGAATCATCACATTAAGTTCACCTGCTAACCGTTTGAATTTTAAGAGAAAATCCTCTGCGGGGTCAGAAGGTTATTGTTTACTACTAGACTCTCTACTACTATAACTACACTGTGTAACTGTTTGAAAATGAAAGAAAAAACCTCGCCTCCGGCCCCTACTACTACTATAAGTTCAAGTTCATGTAGTACATTACTACTAGTATACAACTCATGCCTTTCTAAGTCTTTGTTTCTTTTGGATTCTTTTGGCTGCTAAGTGTTTGAAACTATTGGATTCTTTTTTTCATTTTCCAGTAAAATAAAGCTTGCGTATATGTGTAGTTGTGTTATAACAGTAG